ATGAAGCTACTGACCAAGGAACTGACCGCTAAACTCAACCGTGCTGGATATGCTGGTACCAAGCCGATCTGCAAGCTGTTTACGCCGTGGGGACGGGCTACCTGGCTGATCACTGGGATTGAGGATGGCATTCTGTATGGGTATGCCGATCTGGGTATGGGCTGTGTGGAATGGGGTGGTATTGAGTCTGTGGAGGGTCTGGAGGCGATCCGTGGACCGTTTGGGATGCGGATTGAACGAGATCTGTATTGGGAGCCGGTGGAGGGTGAGGTTGAATATTGTGGGATGGAAAGTCTGATTGGGGCTTGACATTCGATAAAAAGCTGATAGACTAGTCTCCACAATGAAGAACGTCACGTTTACGCGAGTCAAGAATCAAAGTCTTCCCAATTTGTATAGTGGTACAATTAATGGTGAGATTGTTGGGTTTATCTACAAGCCTACTGATACTAAGACTGACAAGAATGCTTGGCGTAGTTATGTTGGTGTTGGTGATAAGGCTAAGTTTTTGTATCATACGTGGGATATGAATGATGCTATGGAGGCGGTTGAGTTAGCGGTTGATACGCAATATGCTGGTGATTGGCCTAGTAGTGTGGTTAAGTAATAATAACTAAAATAATATATGAAGGATTTGATTTTGACTGCGGTTGGATATACTATTGGTGTGTTGGTTGCTAATGGTATAGTTATGTGGGTGTATAATAGTGTTGTACCTGATGTATTTGGGTTTAAGCCTATTGGGTATTGGCAGTTGTTTGGGTTGTATATGATTTGTCATTATTTGTTCAAACCCCATTCGTATGCTAAGAACAAGAACAATTAAGTAGTTAAAAAAAGTGGTTGACATTTTAGAAAAAGCTGATAATCTATTTAAACAATGAAGAACACGTTTCCCACTTTGGAAGAAATTCAAACGGCTCGTAATGTTGATGCTCCTCTTACGGCTCAACAGATGCTTGATAGGATTGCGGATAGTGTTCGTAATAGTATTAAACAGAATCCTCATAGTACATTTGTCAATGTGAAATTTCCTGAGTTTGCTTCTTGTAATAGTGACTACAATTTTAACTTATTGTGTAATGAAGTGTGTCACAATGTTCCGTCTCACTACGACTGTAAGTGGATTTGGACGACTAACACACTACTATTCACGATTCGTTGGAACTAACCGCTTGACATTTTAAAAAAAGCTGGTAAACTAAAAGAGTAAATTAAATAAAACATATGGGATACACAACTGATTTTGAGGGTGGTTTTAATATTACGCCGAATCTTTCACAGAAGGACAATGAGTTTCTCACTAAGTTTCATAACACTCGACGGATGGCTCGTAGTGTTGGACCTGAGTATGGTGAGGAGGGTGAGTTTTATGTTGATGGCACTGGATGGGCTGGTCAAGATCATGATAAGAATGTGATTAATTACAATAGGCCTCCTGGTACACAACCTGGATTGTGGTGTCAATGGATTCCTACTGATGATGGTTGTGAGCTTATTTGGGATGGTGGAGAGAAGTTTTATAACTATGTGGAGTGGTTGGATTATTTGATTGATAAGATTCTGGCTCCCCGTGGTTATACACTCAATGGTGAGTGTCAGTGGTTTGGTGAGGAACGTGATGATGTTGGTGTTATTATTGTTAAAAACAATAAGGTGACGACCAAGGTTGGCAAGTTGACGTATGATTGATTAATCAAAAATACTTGTTGACATTTTAAAAAAAGCTGGTAAACTAAAAGAGTAAATTAAATAAAACATATGGCTACTCGTTCTAATATTGGTATTGTCAATGGTGATGGTAGTGTTACTGGTATCTATTGTCATTGGGATGGTTATCCTGAGAACAATGGTAAGCTTCTGTTGAAGCACTACAATAATTCTGGTATTGTCAATGAGTTGATGGATTTGGGTTATCTGTCTAGTTTGAACAAGAATCTCTATTGTGAAGACAACAATCACTCTTTTAACAATCCGGCCGACGGAGTGTGTGTTGCTTTTGGTCGGGATCGTGGTGAGAAGAATGCTGATAGTAAGTCGTTCACCAATATCAGTGAGTTTGAGAAGTTTATGGATCGTACTACGGCGGACTATCAGTATTTGTTTAACAATGGTAAGTGGCAGTACCGCAATTATGATAGTACTTGGAATGAATTGACCGCTCGTGTTTGTAAGTGTGATTAACACAAAAGGTTGGGGGTGATCCTATGTAAAACCCTCAAACTTTTTCAAAAAAGCTGTTGACTTTCAGCCTGGTTGGTCTATACTGTTTCCACGATGAAGATCAGCCCTCAAGTTACCAACTACGTCAAGAACCAACTGTCCTCCAATCCCGCCTGGGTTCAACGAGCCATCGTGAAGCTCTGGCAACGTCAAACGGCTGATGAGCAGGCTAGCCAGAACACTGGTCACGACAACGGTGTGGGTTTCAATGGTACGGATGCTTTTATTCTTAGCTCGTTTGCAGAACAAATCAACAAGGGTAGAACTCTTAGTCCTAAGCAATTGACTATTGCATTCAAGAAACTTCCCAAGTATAGTCGTCAGATTATCAGTGAGATACCCGCTGATAAACTGAGTGAGATTGAGAAGAAAGCGGTTGTAGCTTGACAAATGGGTGTGGTATAGCTTATAATATAATATATGAATACTGATTTAACGCAGCTTTTTAAGACTATTACAGAGAGTGTTCCCCATTATTTGATGTTTATGGGGTTAGTGTTTCTTGCTTACACTCTCACTATTGCTACTATCAAAGTGATTAGTGATAATGTGGTTAAAGTGGTATTGGCTGCTCGTGCTCCGGTTGCCTTCAAGATTAAGGATGGCAGCGATGATGAAAATACCTAAAAATAGGTGTTGACGTTTGACTTGGGTCGTGATAATCTATTTACACAATGAACGTTGAACTTCTACTTCCTCCCCAACGGGAGCACGCTGTTAATATGCTTAACAGTTTGTATATCAATGGTGTTGCTTGTGATCAGAGTGAGACTGGTACTGGCAAGACTTATGTGGCTGCTTGGATTGCTAAGAATCTTAATAGTCCTGTGGTTATTGTGTGTCCCAAGGTAGTTATTCCTAGTTGGACCAAGGTACTTAGCCATTTTGGTATTAAGGCTCATTGTTTGATTAACTATGAGAAATTGATTCGGGGTAACACTGAACATTTATCATTTAAAGATGGTAAGGATAATAGTGCTAGTGATTATATTATTAACTTCCCCAAGAATAGTTTGGTTATTCTGGATGAAGTACATAAGTGTAAGTCTAGTACCAGCAAGAACAGTGATTTTCTCATTAAGTTGAAGATGGATGGTTATAAGTCATTGTTGCTTAGTGCTACTGCTGCTACCAATCCATTGGAGATGAAAGCGTTTGGTTTTGCTACTACTCTTCACAATCTCACTAGCTATCGTCAGTTTATCACTGATAGTGGTGCTTATGTTGGTCGATATGGTGGATTTCAGATTGATCTACAGAGTCAAAAGACTGTAGAGGCTATGTCTAACATTCACGATAAGCTGTTTAATCTGTATAAGGTTAGTAGCCGTATGACCCGAAAGATGTTTGATAAGATCTTTCCTGACAACCACGTGATGGCTGAATGTTTTGATATGGGTAGTAATACCGATAAGATCAATCGGGTTTATCAACAGATGGAATCTGAATTGGCTGCTTTGGAGGAATCCAGTGTCAATTATAGTCAACATCATTTTGCTATTATGACCAAGGCTCGTCGTATGGCTGAATTGTTGAAGGTACCCACTATGGTTGAAATGATTGAGGATTGGTATGATGAGGGTATTAGTCCTGTTGTGTTTGTTAACTTCACTGACACTGTTGAGGCTATTGAGAAACAATTGGCTAAGAACCGGAAGTTTGATGGTAAGATTGCTAGGATTGTTGGGGGACAATCTGATAAGGTTCGACAGAAGGACATTGAATTGTTTCAGAGTGATGACAAACGAATTATGATTGCTAATTTGGCTGCTGGCAATGCTGGTGTTAGTTTACACGATTTGATTGGTAATTTTGCTCGTGGTAGTATTATCAGTCCTAGTTACAGTGCTATTAATCTGTTACAGGCACTTGGTCGTATTCATCGTGCTGAGGGTAAGACTAAGTGTATACAGAAAGTTATGTTTGCTGCTGGTACCATTGAGGAAGATGCTTGTAAACGTGTACAGTCTAAGCTTAATAACTTGGAATGTCTTAATGATGGTGATTTGACTTATAGTGTTCGTATTGCTTAATTTATAAATATATGACTAAAGTACTTGCGGTTAAGTATCCATCTAGTGTGGATCGTGTTCGACAGAGTTTTGATCATTTGCGTCAGGTGTTTGATGTACCTGATGTATCTACGATCAAGGATATGTTTGGGTCATTGTTGTTTAATGACAGTGCGTTGTACCGATACAATTATTGTTTGGTAAGGTTTGATAATAAGATGTATGTGATTGAACCGGTGGATTTGGCTAAGTGTACATATGTGAGAAAGCAAGTGGAGTATCATCCGTTGCAGCATATGATTTGATCTTCCCCGGTGTTTATACAGTTTCATCGGGTTCTACAACAAACAAAAAGCTATTGGTTGGTGTTCATTGTATTGAGGCTGGAGGAGCAATCTTCCAGCCTCTTTGGTTGCGCCCAGAGGCTGCTAGGTTGACGTTTGATGAAGAGGCTGCAGCGTAGATATGGTCCGGAAATCAAAGAGGCCTATAACCGAATCTCTAACGCTAACGTTATAACGTAATTTGGGTAGCTCCTGGTCCCCTACCCTGGCTGTGAGCCGATCTTGTAAATATCTTATCAGGGTTGGCGGCGACCACAAGCTAAAAGTGGCGAAAAAATGTGGAAAAAAGTTGAAGAAAGTGCTTGAGGTTTGGCGCGGGGTGGTGTAGGATATATCCACAATGAACATTGAATCTTCTATGAAAGTTAAAGTTACTGGTATTGTGTACGATACTGATATTGATGATGATAGTTCTCAATTTGTGCTTAATTCGGATTTGCCTAGTGAGATGATTGTGGAGGTTGATGGTATTATTGATGTTGAGAGTGAGATTGCTGATGCTATCAGTGATAAAACTGGATGGTGTGTACAGGGTTTTAACTACGAGATTCTCTAAAAAAAGTTGTTGACGTTTTAAAAAAAGCTGATAGGATATTACCCACGATGAAGAATATGACGTTTGAAGAGATTCAGTCCAAGATTCAGAATCTTCTTAAATTGGCTGGTGTGAAAGTTGGTACTAAGAAAGCTAATGAGTTTGAGCACGTGTATGTATATGCACTTCGTGATGCTGGAGTGACTATTCCAGCAGCTGTTGATGTGATGTTGTTGAGTGGACGTAGTGTGGCTGGATACAAGCCTAGTAACATTGGCAAGCGGGTTCAACTTCCCTAAAAAAGTTGGTAAACTCTTAAAATAAATAAAATTATGAATACCGGCAAGATTAACAACATTTTGGCTTTGTTTGACAATTATCGTGTGTGTATTCCTAATGAGGATGCTATTGCTACTATTGTGAGCAAGAGTGATGTGGTTGGTGAATTTGATAATGAGGTATTGTATTTGGGTTGGGAGAGTGAGGATGGTGATGAGTATTGTGTTAAGTTTAGTGAGGATGGATTGAATGGTGCTTTTGTTAGTAATGGAATGTTGGTGATGAAAGATATTGAGGGTGATGATATTGAGATTGAGTTTCAGGAGATTAAGATGCATTATTTGGTGAGTGAAGAACTTGATTGAATAATAAAAAATGAAAATTAATCGTGAAGAACTTGTTATCGGATATATCGCTACTTTGGTTGCGGGTGTTTTATTTGCGCTCGGTCCAATTGGAAATGATCAAACAAAAGAAATGGCTTTGTTCTTTTTTAAACTGAGCGTTATTCTGTTTGTTATCTTTAGGGTAACAAAAGAAAAATAGAAAAACTAAATTATTTCCACGATGAAATCTGAATCTGTTGTAATTTACCGATCTCAATTTGAAGCTGATGCTGATGCTTTTTGGCACGATAATCCTCAATATGTTATTTACTTTTTCGCTGCAATTCTAGGATTATTTCTCATTATGATGATTTACAAGAAATTTCAGGAGAAGAATCGGAAATTTTGAAAAAAGCTGTTGACTTCTGGGTTGGTTGGTGGTAAAGTATTCCCACAATGAATGAAGAACTTGTCACTTACGAGGTTGAACTGGATAGTCCCGACTTTTTTGTCAGTTTTCAAGCTGAAAAGGGTTTGAGTTTGGAGCAAATTGAGTTTCTTGCTATTCAAGAAATGACCCGAAACACTAGGGTTTGGAATGTCAAGATTGTTGAGTAATTAAAAAAAGCTGTTGACTTCCCCGAGGAATTCCTGTAAAGTATTTGAACAATGAAACGCACTCTTTATTTTCTCCGAGATAGTGTTAGTGGTAGTTATTATAATGGTAATCTTCCAGATGGTCCCAAAAAAGACGAAGGGTTTGTTGAATTTGATTGTGCTCCTATCTTCGTTAATGAGAAGAATGTGAAAACGAAGCTCAAATATCTTGTTGAAAAATGGGTGTGGGCAGAGGGTTGTTTGCCTGTTTGGAAGAAAGAAAAGCGTTGTGTTGGTATGGATAAGATGGTGAAACAACGCAAAGACTTGCCTAACTGGGGTATTGAAATTGTGACGGTTGAACTTAGTGTAAAGTAAATAAAATCTATGAATACGACTATTAGGTTTAATTTGATTAATAAGGTTGCTTCGTATGCATACAACGGATATTATGATACACAAGAATTGATGTGGGTTATTGGTATGTTAAGTGATGTAAGAAATAGTGATGATATGCTTATCACTGAAATTGAAAAGGTAAAGAACCAATTCCCAGAGTTTGTTGAAATGTTGACTTTTTAAAAAATTTAAAAAAAGCTGTTGACTTCCCCCACGGAAAACCTGTAAAGTATTCTCACAATGAACAAAGATAAATTCACTTGTCTAGTCTGTAAAAAACAGCTTAGTTTCAATTATGAATCAACTGTTGTTCGTAAGGCAATCAAGCCGCCGAGACAACCTCATCGTTGGATTGAATTGGGTTGCGTACACGAAGAGTGTGAACATTTGATTGAATTGGAACAAGATTTTTGGAAAAAGTAAAAAAGCTGTTGACTTCCCCGAAGAAATCCTGTAGGATATATCCACGATGAAAGAACAACCACACAACCCTTACGATTATCCAAACGATTATTTGAATCAATATGGAATTACTGACTCAGATGGTTTCAGGAAGTCTCAAAAAAGAAATCAAGATATCTATGAAAAAGTGTTGTTAACGGCTTACCAAAATTTGACGGGTTCAAATAAGACGAATAAAATCAAGAAAAAGGGTTGATTTCTGGGGTGATCTGGTGTAAGATATATCCACAATGAAACTGATTGATGTTGATAACGCCGAGGTTGAAGTGGAAGATAGTTGGCAAGAGGAATGTCCCCAATGTGGTGACACGAATGTGGAATGTTTCTATGTGCCAAACTGGGCTGCAACTCGTTGTTATGACTGCCTGATTAACGAAGCGATCAAGTTTCATTATCGGGTTGAAGAAAAGTAAAAAAAGCGGTTGACTTTTTCGGGTGGGTAGGGTAAGATATTTTCAAGGTTGGTTGATAGTCTCCCCAGCAGAACATTTGGGAGTGTGAAGCGGTTGAAGAAACATTAGAAATCTGTCCAGCTCACTATCAATCAACCCCAAAGATTTTCTAAAAAGCGGTTGACTTTTCGGGGTGGGTAGGGTAAAGTATTTTCAGAGTTGAGGGGGTTGTAACGAAGAGGACTCCAAAAGACCTTGTGAAACATCAAGAGTTCCTATGGATCAAAGTCCAAGAGTAGTTCCTCTCAATTCAAGATTTTAGAAAAAGTTCTTTACAAGTCAGAGAAATCTGATAAGATATTTTCAGTTGATGGGACCGGAAGGAATACGACTGGCAACCCTGAAACTAAAAGATTGACGATTAAGTTCACCCGGTTTTCATCCGGGAAACCAAGAAATAGAGGGCAGTGGGTTACGATTCACTGATAAATACTTGGATGTCAATCTAGTTAGTGGAAAATAACCGGAACTAATGTGCCGGACCTCCACCGGGAAACAACGGGATCCTGAGGAGGTGAGATACGTAATCATCGTGTATCCATTAACAAATTTGTTAGTTATAGATGGTATTATATGAGTAGACGGAGAATGATGCTGATGTTACCGTCAGTAATCGACCAGTAGGGGTATAATACAGGCAGTTAAATGCGGTCATCGAAGCTAACAAACCAATTTTATAATTTGATTGAATATCTGATATTAGCTTAAGTAGAGCCGTCTGTTGAGTCAGCGAGGTGTAGTATCAAATCTACATATCAGTAAAAGTCAAATTGGTTGATGAGGTTCTAGACCAATCCAACATCTATAAAGCAGAGAAATTTGGGACTCTGCCATCAACCAAACCAATTTTTATGCCAAGGAGAGTGCGAGTAATACGCCTCCAATCATCTGTAATAACCAATGGATGAATAGGGATAGAACACAGGACACCGGAATGGTTATCGGATCAACCTGTTGTAGATGGATAACGAACCATCCTTTGGCTCCAATTTTTTGAGTAATATATACAGGCGGTCATTCTAAACTGATCTGATCAATTAGTGGTGAATGAGAGGTTCAAATCCTCTGTATGTTATTCAATAGCAAGTAACAGATAGACTATAGGTGTAGCATTCGGGCAATGCGCCGGTAATTACAGGAGACTAGGTTCAATTCCTAGACACTTACAACGAGGAACATACGGGTAATTTTAATTAATCATTCGGTGAAATCCTGAAAACTTGTTATTTTTTCACTTTTTCCGTTGACTTTTCCCAATCCGTGGGGTATAGTATTTCCACGATGAACAAAGAAGACAAGAAAGCCTTCAACGAGATTTCCGCTCAAATTCGGTTGGTTAAGAAGCAGAAGGCTCAAGCTTATCGTGAAAATCGGTTGGAGGATGCCAAGAACTTTGAACGAGAAGAGACTTACCTTCGCCAGATTTCCAACAAGGTTCAAGGTAGGGATTTGGAACTTTTTCTCGGCAAAAGCATCTTTTCCATTTGACTTTTCACTAAAACCTGTTAATCTATTTCCACGATGAAGACTATGTGTAAGAATGTGAAGCCCGTAAATTGTGTTTGTGGGTCCAAGGCGAATGGAAAGGGACGGTTAATTGAATGCTCTTCAAGAAATTGTCTGCGGTTTGTTTCACGGCCAACGAGAGCTGAAGCCGTCATCCGATGGAATGAAATGAACGCTTGAAAAAAGTTGTTGACTTTTCACTGAAACCTGTTAATCTATTTCCACGATGATTCCTCCGAGCAAGACTGAAACCATCAAGACAATCGCTGACCTCAAGGCTTATTTTGTTGAGGTTGATGAATTGAACCGCTATAATGGTGTTACCGCCGTTAGAACCACAAAAGAAATTGCTACTGAGTTGTTGATGGATAATGTGAGTATTATTCGTGGTGGTAATATCCGATACTTTCAGATTAAACATATTGGTCTGGGAGTCTATGAAGTTAAGTTACGGGATAATAACCGAGTTAATACAATTTTAGTAGAAAATTGGGAAAAACGGGTTATTAATAATACTGAACATTTCTGAAAAAAGCTGTTGACTTTTTATCACGGGTAACTTAATATATTTTTACAATGAAATACAAAATGTTTGTTTGTGTTAACGGCAACAAAACTTTAATTGCTAGTTCTTATGAGTTTAAGGGGCTTGAGAAACTTATTGAGGAACTTGAAAATTTTGGTACTCTATGGGAAGTGACTGAAGATGGTGTTACGGTGATTACTAATTTTAATTAATTAACAATATGAATTACGTTAACTTTTTTGAACTTAAGGGTAAGACTATAACTTCAATTGATGGTAGTAACTCTGATGATAGTGACACTATTATCACTACCAGTGATGGTTCTATTTATACTTTAACGCATATACAAGATTGTTGTGAACACGTTAGAGTGTATGGTTCTGTTGGTAATATTGATGATGTGCTTAATGTAGAAGTAATTGATGCTGAGGATACTAATCCTATGGATAATCCTAATGCACCTGACTATAAGGCTTATGATTCTGCTACTTGGACTCAATTTAGAATTGTTACCAACAAGGGTACTTTTGAAATTTGGTGGTTGGGTGAATCAAATGGATATTACGGTGAAACTGTTTCTGTAATTAAGAACTCATAATTTCTGAAATAAAATAATATCGTACTTTTATAAAAACACTAATTATTTGCGCAGAAAGCGCCTGAAAAGTGCTTGACTCCTGAAAAATTCCTGATAAATTATAAAAATGAAAATTAAAGTTAGAAAGAGCTGGGGAGACACCAAACCCATCACCAAGCGCATTGAGAGTGCCAAACTCTACAAGCGCAACAAGAATAAGTTCAGCTATTCAAATTACAGCTGGGGAGATCTTAACTAAATTTAAAATAATATAAATAATAATATGCCTGAAATTGATCCTGAATTGCAAGATGAACAGCTAGAAGATGCTAAATACCTGGAAGAACTTAATCACTATGTAAACACTCTTTCAGCGCCTAGTGCAGAAGCAGTAGCTCTATATAGTGCCAAACTGTCTATGCTTGAAGATATTCATACAGAAATTAGAGCTAAATATCCTGATTTCAAGCCTGTATATGATTCCAGTATGGATGCTGCACTCAATCAAGATCTAGGCAAATATCAAGAAATGACTTACAGCTTCTCAAGCCGTGACCTCAGCGGAAATCGCTCGGAATAAGCTAAAAAACTGTTGACTTTGGCCAAAACTAGTGTAGACTGTATCTCGTAAATGAAAAAGCTCCAAAAGGAATTCACCGGTAATTACGACAAGGTTGGCATGAACAAGTTCGTGCAAATCAAGAAAGAGAATGGTGTGGCTATCTATCAGAGGTTCAACACTGATGGTACTCCTCGTAGTTATGAAGTGTTTATTGTGAAGGTTGTGCCTAAGGGTGCTCCTCTGCCCAATGGTAAGACTGTAGAGGAATCGTATGAACAGTATCCAGGCGCTAATGCATTTGGTAAGACTGCTTATGATTGTCGTACACTTGGTCAAGCAGAAGAACGTTTTGATCAACTTGTGATTAAGGCTAAGGATAGTGCTGAAGCCAAGGAAGAATCTGCTAAGACTGGTATTCGTAATCGTGGTCGTCGTGGTACTAGCAAGAAGATTAAGCTGGATATGACACTCAATAAGGGTACCAAGTTTACCGCTAAGTTTCTTATGAGTGCTTTGGGAGTGACTCAGCCTGTGTTGTTTCCTATTCTCAAACAGTGGGAGAAGGAAGGTAGTATCAAGGTTAATGGTACTGTAAAGGCAGAAGGTAAAGGACGACCTGCTACTGAGTACATTGTGGTTTAAAGTATCACTATTAAGCATTTACCAACCAGATAGGGTCAAAGTACTCTATCTGGTTTTTTGTTGTGGGTATTTAATATTAATTTCAGTATATAGTCTACCCAAAAGATTTTTGAAGAAAGTTGCAGAAAACCCTTGATTCCGCCACAAACTCTGGTAGATTAGACACGTAATGAACAACGTCTCCAACGATTCGAATATGAACTCCACCTCCACCAAGACCACCTCCAAGGCTGGTCGTCCTGCCAAGAACCTTAAGCTGATCCTCAACAAGAGCTTCACTCTCAAGGATCTTCAAACCCTCAATCCCGATGTCAAGGCCGTGACCATCCGAGCCGCTGTTCTTCGGGGTCTGTCCAATGGCAAGTATACCAAGCTTCCTCGTAATGTCCAGACCGGTCGTAAGGGTAAGCCTGCCAATATCTTCATCAATACCAAGGTGTACAAGGCTAACCTCGCTAACCTTGCCAAGTCCAAGGCTGTCGCCACTGTGACTGCCGAGGTTGTGACTGCTTAAAGATAATTTAGAACTAGTTCAAAAACCCCTTGACTTTGAACGGTCAAGGGTTTATTCTTTTTACACAATGAAACGCAATCTTATTAATATTATTTACCCAGACGAAGCCGTTAACTCCTTTGTGATGACTACTGATATGTCCACAGCTGACATTCTGGAACGTGTGTTCGCTGAATGGAACCATGGATCTGGTAGGGAGTGTGAGATGTTCATCAACTCTAAGAAGCGCTCATTGAGCGTCAATGATATCGTGTGTGTCAATGGTACGTATTTTCAGTGTGCTAGTGTTGGATGGTATGAAGTAAGTCCTGAGTATGTCAATGCTTTGGAAAAGGAAGTAGCTGACCATCCCAGTCGGCTCGACGGTGCTTGGTTTGCTTTGAGTGAAGTAATGTGGGGTCGAAAGTGTGTGGTTGAGACCGTTTAAAGGGTAGCCAGAACGCCCTATAGGCCTCATACAGACACTTTGATTGGTTGGGAGGGTCAACATACCCTCCCAATTTTTTTGCACTCTAGTGTTGACTTTTTGACTGGGTAGTGTAAAGTCTTTACAGATCGGCTGAACAAGCTAGGGTGGGGGACCAACTCCTACTCTGATTACGTTAACATTAACGCACAAAGTTGAAGAAAGTGCTTGAAATTTGGCCTGGGTAGTCTAAGATATTTCCACAATGAACGTTGCTTCTATCGCTTCCAACAAGATCAAGGTCGAATATTCCGCCGTACCGGGTGACAACCGTGAGTTCCTCACCTTCAGCGTGCCGAACGGCTGGGATGATGTTAAGAAGCTGACCAACAAGGTGCTGACCTACAACAACAAGGACTTCACCTTCAGCGGCTGGAACAGTGACCGTAACGAGTGCTACTTTGTTCGATTGGTCAATGGAATGAGCTTCGTGGCTTCGATTCGGTAATCAAAAATAGTTGTTGACTTTCTCTAAAAAGCTGATAATCTATTTACACAATGAAAGTTCAAATTGAGTTTGATACCGATAACGCCGCTTTCGAGGATTCCTTCCTTATGGAAGTTACTCGGACTCTTCAACAGTGCAAGAGTGCTTTGTTGGATAGTGAACGAGGTACTATTACTATTCGTCATATTCTCAAAGATTCCAATGGTAATAGGATTGGTGTGGTTAGTATTGGTAACAATTAAACAATAAAGAATAAACAATAATATGACTCTCACTGAACATTATAGTAATGATAATAAGATCCGCAACTATACTCGTATTTATGATCCTGGTCATAGTTGGCTAGAAGTGCCTGCTAAAGATGTACGAGATATTGCTGGGGTTTGGGATGATATTACAGCTTATTCCCCACTTAAACGTCATAAGTTCTATCTGGAAGAAGATTGTGATCTATACACCTTCTACAAAGCTATGACTGATAAAGGATACACTATCAATATCACCGAGGTCGATGTGGATGACTTTGATCAATATCTACAGAACCAATAAACACTATGAGTACACTAGAACAATACAAAGAAAACCTCAGTATGAAGATATTTAGCCGTAGTGTCATACTAGCACAAGCCGGTAACCAATGTGTTGAATGTGGTAAACAAGCAACATACTTTCGTGACGCTCTTAGTGCAAAAGAGTATAAGATTGCTGCCACTTGCCAACACTGCCAAGACAAGTACTGGGGTCTTCACCAAGCTGAGTAATCAAAAAAAACTTTTAGAAAAAGCTTGAGGTTTCGGTCTGGGTACGGTAGGATATTTCCACAATGAACGTTGATTCTGTCCCTTTCATCCCTACCCGTGATGACCTGATCGGCTACATCTCGGATACCTACAAGGAGATCAACGGCTTCCGCCCTCGTCCCACCTGGTCCGAGTTGACCTACAACCAGCTGGACCAGTGGGGCCGACAGTTGGCGGCTGAGGCGGTTACTCACCGCAAGCAGGAGGTTATCCGTAACCGCATCGCCCGAGGCCTCCGTCGTGCTCAACAGCGCGCCTGGGTTGAGAAGAAACGGGGCTACTTCACTCCGTCTACATTCACCCTCGGAAATCTGGTCAACTTCTAAAAAAAGCTGTTGACTTTCTCCTCAACTCTGATATTCTATTTACACAATGAACGTTGACTTCAGCACGATTGATCCCCAGAACGAACTGTCTGACCTCTACACTCCCGACTATCGGGAACAGGCTCCCAACGAGGATGCCTATTTGGACCAGGCCTACGAGGACCGATTTGAATGTGCTTGTATGGCCGACTACCAGTAATTTGTTCGGGGTAATACAATAACTTTAACTAACACTAACACTACTATGGCTATTAAAAAGAACGACATCGTTACCAATAACAAAGATATCCGCGTTGGTTCACCCTCTAACCCTCTTGTTATTCCTGCTGGTACTCAACTCCGTGTATGGAAAGCTACTCGTCGTGGCACTCTCTTCTGCAACGCTGTTGATCGTATTCTCTCCTATTACACCGTCAATGCATATGCAACTGATGTCACTAAGGTTGAACAACCCAAACCCAATGTCAATGTAGGCGACATCTTTGTGTGTAGTTGGGGTTATGACCAAACCAATATCGACTACTACATGGTTACCAATGTAAAGAACAAGACCGTCAACCTCGTTAGTATCGGTCAGAAGCGCAACTACACCGGACCTATGCAAGGCGAGTGTGTGCCTGATACTAGTGTTGTTGGCAACAAGATCTACACCAAGCGCATGATCAACGATGGTAATAGTGTCAGTTTCAAAATGACCAGTTACAGCTGGGCTTACAAGTGGAATGGTAAAACCAACTGCTTCACTGAGTGGGCTTGATAGGGTAGCTGGGTAGGGGGCTATGTCACTTTTAGCCTATTTATAAACTTGACGGGGTAGGGGGTATAGCTCCCTACCTCTTTTTATTATAATAGGGGGGAGGGGGTATGGGGTACCCTACCGAAGATGGTTCTGAACATGAGAGGCTGCGCGCGGTACCCCGCGCGGGGATACGCACAGCACACATTGAGGTTTTTTACTTGGGAAAAAGCACATATGAACATTTGTTTAGTGTGCTTGGGGGTAGTTATAAAAAGTGGGGATAAAAGGGTGTTTTTGGAGGGTATTTTTTGGGTTTTTTTGAGAAGATGTGAAAAAAACAGGGGGAGTATTTTTTTGTTGGGGGAATTTATATATGTTGACGTTGATATTAATTATCGTAGTATATTTTGCAGGAGTGTAGACTTTCCATATTTGGATATTTAGTTAATAAATTTTGTAGATCTTGTTTGGTTTTTATGTCTGGTAATGTTGATATACAATTTGAATTTACTTTCCAACTAAACGAGAAAATTCCGCATATAATTGATACTATTTCCCATGGTTCATAATATAATAGATTCCTTTGATTATTATAATATAGTAGATGATTGGATGGTTTATATTTTTCTGTTAAGTTTATTATTTGTTGTATTAGGTATACAACGTCTTTTTTTCTGTCGATGAAAGTTGAGTGAATTTTTTTTGTTTTGACAATTGAATTTGCACCAAAGCATGTTCTCATGTCATTTTTTGCGGCTGTGTCTAGATCTATATTAATTTTTTTGCAAACGTCATTTAAGTCACTATAGAATTTTCGAAAATTTTCGAGACGTATTGTATCATTTTCTCCTAATTTCATCCATGTATTTAAAAATAACCATGTTACTTTAAGATCTGAGAGATTATCTGGACAATATATGTCTATGTTATTTTTGTTATAAGAATTGTCTATTGTTTTAAAGAACATTGAATCTGGTTCGGCTAATATAAAATAATTTGTATCTATAATAGAACATGGTTTTACGAATATATTATAAATCCAGTCTATGATATCGTTTATTTCATCTTTGGTAAAAATAGGATATTTATATTTTTTATTTGGTGTATAAGTTATGATGTTTAAGTTTTGGCATAAATTTTGATATTCAGGTAACTGTTGTACATTTACTGCTATTACATTTTGATTGTTATATAGCATATAATCTGAAATGCTTTTTTCTATGGATTTTATATGATTTGTTGTGCCTCCTAAAGATAACAATGTTAAATCGTCGTTCATGTATAATTTAACAATATCTATATAATTGTTAAATTATTAATTTTTTATAATGTTTTAATTTGTATGTATTATAAAATATATGTTATCGTTGAATGAAAGTCAGTTGATGTTATTGGGTTGGGTGATTACAATAGGCAGCAGCATTATTGTGATGGGGTTGACGTTATTGATGATGTATTGTATATATAGTTTATATAGAATTGTAAAGAATTTTAGCAATAAAAATTGATATTTGTATATATTGATGATATATATTAACGTAATGAGAGTACATTATACAAATATTAAACGTTGGAATACCTTTACAAATTGTGAAGATAGAGGTATGGCGGCTGATATTGTGTAAATGTAGATCTAAAACCCAAACAATATCAACCGTCACCAAAAAAAGTGACGGTTTTTTTATTTTTGGTGTTGACGTTCTTTGGATGTGTGGTAAAGTAATTAAACAGTGAACGAAGTAAGTAGTTCATTAAATGATGAAAAAGAAATTTTAAAAGTCAGTTGACAACAGTGAAAGCTGTGATAGACTGAGTGAAGAGTAAGGAAGGTTTGAAACTCCATCTGTTGAACCTCCTCCAGTGAACCGAGTAATCGGCGATAAGGTAAAGTCTGGGAAAATCAATTGATTGGTCCGTGGGTGTTATGCTGAAATACAGAACCCATAGGGCGATGACAGTATTACTGAGGTGATTACTGTGAATGTTGAAGTAAAGAAAATTTAACGCCGTTGTGAGTTGAGTGGTTGAAAACACCAGTTTTGTAAACTGGAAAATCATCGCAGGTTCGAATCCTGTCAACGGCTCCAGATTATAGTAATGGTGATATTGGTGTAACAGTTAGCACCTGAGTTTGTGAAACTCAAGGAACGAGGGCAGCACTCGTATATCACCCCAATTTTAATTACCCTATCGTCTAGGTTTAGGACGGATGTGTTCTCTGAGACATCAACCTTGGTGAAAATCCAAGTGGGGTAACCAATTTATGCTTCGGTGGTGAAAATGGATTTATCACGCAACGCTACGAACGTTGAGTTTGGGGTTCGAATCCTCACTGAAGCGCCAATTTACATAATGGCCTCATCGTCTAATGGCAAAGGACGGTAGACTTTCAATCTACAAATCGTGGGTTCAATTCCCCGTGGGGCTACCATTTTAAAAGTGACGAGGGCAACAAAGAGACTTAAACCCAAAAGATTGAAGGAGCCCTGCATGCCGGGTAATTCCTACTGGGGTAATCTCGTCACAATATTTAACGGTCGCATCGTCTATGTGTGATAGGACACCATCCTCTCAAGATGGAGAATAGGGTTCAAATCCCAATGCGACTACCATTTATAGTATATCCGCCAATGTTCCAAGGATTAGGCGACAGGCTCTCCAAAAGCCCGTGGGTAAGTTCGATTCTTACGGTGGATGCCATTTTTCAAATACATTAGGTGAAGGCAACGAACGTAGCTTAACTGGTAAAGCAACCGCACGAATAAGCGGGAGTCATTCAGTTCGAATCTGAATCAATAGTTGAAGTAGTAAGTAATGTATTGACACTGATAGACATTGAAGGTTATAATCTGACGAGGTTATAATTAGTAGGTGGAACAAGCATAGTGAAATCCAGTAAACATTTTTTTAATTCTCGGATCGTATAATAGTATTACCTTCGGTTGTTACCCGAATGATAAGGGTGCGATTCCTTTTCCGAGAGCCATTTTCAATTCCAGAGTAGCTCAATGGTAGAGCATTCGGCTGTGGGCCATAAAGTATTATTTAATAGAGAGTGCAAATCTCATAAGGCCAAAGTTAACCGAAATGTTGAAGGTTCGAGCCCTTCCTCTGGAGCCATTTTCAAGTGGGACTAGTAATTGATAAAAAACAAATCAGATAGATAAGCAAGTTCGAAATTGTTTGACCCGTGTGAAATCCTGATGTAAGTTTAGATGAAAGTCCCTTTTAATTTTTTATATGATGTATGGAGTATGCTGATTAAGGGTTAGGCAGTTGATCAAATTGCAATAGTATGAACATAAAGTGCCTTAAGAGATTTAAATAATTTCATTGTTCATCATACATTATATATTTTTTGGGAGTATCGCATAGCAGCAATTGCAAGAGACTGTAAATCTCTCGGCCGAAAGGCCTACGTAGGTGCAAGTCCTACTGCTCCCACCATTTTTGGGTTATTATACTACTAAAGACGTAGCTCTGACTGTAAATCAGAAGGCCATAGTGCCTGGGTAGGAGCATTACCTACATAACCCACCATTTTTATTCGGTGTCAGCAGGCTCACGATGCTGAAGAAAGAGTTGATAATTGCAAGTATCAATGTCGTGGAGAGTGAGTGGGTTGATCTATACAAGATATCGTGCTATAGGTCGTAATGATGTCTGTTAAACATTCCCGTAAACCAACATCGAATTGTTTTTGACAGGTGCTAGTGCGCATGGCGTGGTAAAGGAGCGGGCGACTCTGTTCCGAGAAGGTTCGATTCCTTTGACTTGTCAATTTATTTTTAATCCCAGTTAAGCTAACCTAGTGAAAGCGCAAGTCTGAAGAACTTGAGAGGTTGGGGCGGAACCAACAACTGGGACCATTTTTTAAGAAAGATGTTGACGGAACTATAAAGTGTGGTAAGATGATTATAGTTCGTTGACAATGTAAGATGAAATTTTTAATAATGGAAGTGAAGCTACAATAGACGGGCATCTGACTCTTAATCAGAATATTCGTGTGGGGGCAGTACCCACCACTTCCACCAATTTTGAGTGGCGTATGAAAGATTCAATCGGTTCCATAAGGATTTAAAGAAGATATTCTTTTTTTCCGGGTATAAAAAATCCGTAATGGTCTCATAACTACGAGATATCCCGCTCAAGTTAATTTATGGATCGGTAACTCAACTGGATTAGAGTATTCGGCTCTTACCCGAAAGGTTGTGGGTTCAAATCCCACCCGGTCCACCATTTTGTAAGTCTAGCGGTAACTCGTAACCGATATTTGCCGGGGTTGAAATCCTAGGGATTAAAGAGTGACAGAGGGAAAGACCCACCAATTTATGGAGTCAAAGCCACAATAGACGGGCAGCCGGCTTTTAACCGGACGATTCGTGTGGGAGCATTACCCACTGGCTCCACCAATTTAATGGGTAACTGACCCCATAAGTGACTGCCGACCGGTACAATCGGTAAAACACAGAGACGGCGTGGAGAGCACAGCACCAATTTTTGTTATTTGACAAAGCTAGTCAAGAAGGTTTGTATTGGGTCGCTCCTGATACTATTTCCTTGAAGATAGATACGAATATAGTTTAAGAGAAGAACGCCGGCGTGTGCTGGAGGCTTGAGGTGCAATTCCTCAATGAGTGTAGAACGTAATTTTACGTGAAATCCTTTAAAAAATCCAATTTCGTTATGTGTTTGATATAATATTCACGGTGTGAAAAGCTTCCGTGGCAAAAAATCAAATACATAATATGGGGGTATAGTGTAATTGGCTAACATCGCACACTGTCACTGTGCAGACTTGCTCGGTTCGAATCCGGCTACCCTCGCCATTTCAATTGGCTATTAGCTCAATAGTAGAGCATTCGGCTGATAACCGAAAGAACACGGGGCGGTACCGTGATAGCCAACCATTTTAACGCACTCGTAGCTCAATTGGATAGAGCAACTCGTTTCTACCGAGAAGGTTGCAGGTTCAAGTCCTGCCGGGTGTGCCATTTTTGCCTTCATAGTATAAAAGTATTACACATCATTGGTAATGATGAAACGCAGGGGCGGTACCTGCTGGAGGCTCCATATTAAAAATATATTTAGAAGTGTGGGGATTATATATATAGTAAAATAAATTTATGGAATCTACAAACGCTCCCCAAACATTTTCGTTTACTAATAAAAAGGTATTATATGCAATAATTGCTGTAATTGTATTGGTAATTTTTGGATTATACACATTATTTAGTTCATTGAATAGAGATAATAAAGCTTTAACTAAGAAGGTTGTTAATCAGACTGAGATTGTTGTAAATCAAAGTTTATTAATTACCAATTTAAATCAAAAGAATGTGGAATTGGCGACGTTATTGAAGAGTTATGACAATAAATTGAGTATATTGCATACTAATTTAACTCAGTTACAAAGTATTACCGAGAAGTTAAAAGTATCATCTGATGAAAAGGATGTGAAGATTAAAGATTTGTCTCAAGAAAAAACTGCGCTTGAATCTGATTTAAAGTCTTTGCGTAATACGCTTACAAAAATGACTAAAGAGATCGTAGATTTGAGTGATGAACTTAAAGTTGCTAAGACTGACAAAGATCAAAATGATCTTGTAGCTAAGATTGAAGAGCTTACGAAAGAAAGAGATTTTTTGAAGAACAAGATTGCTGAGTATGAAAAGATCATAGAAGAATTGAAGAAAGAAAATGCACTTTTGGCTCAAAATTTGCGACAAAATCTGAAAAAAGATGGATATGAATTTCACAACAAATTGGGAGAGTGGCCAAAAGGTGCAGAAGTGTTGATGAGGATTGCTAAGCAAAATGCACAAAAGATTTTAGATGAAGTTAACAAAACTGATGAGCCAAAAGAAGAAGAAAAACCTAAAAAAGTAGGTTTTTGGAAGCGTATTTTTGGTTCGGGTGAAACTGAATGATTTAATGCCTGTTTAGTTTAGTGGTAAAACGGTTGTTTCGTAAACAACGATCACAGGTTCGATTCCAGTAACAGGCTCCATATTAGTGTCTCGTTGGTCGAGTAGTTAGGCAGCTGTCTGCAAAACAGCATTAGGTTGGTGCAAATCCAACACGGGACTCCATTTTTTATATATTTATTATGTATATGATATTATTGAGAAATTTACTCTCTGAGGCGCCTATTGGGTTAACAGTATATAGAGGGGTTAATCCAGCTTATGGAGATGTAGGTTTGGGTATCAATAGTACCAAGATAGGTGATAAATTAGTTGCGACATTGGGGCCTAATCATACTGATAATTTAGATGTTGCTAAGCGATTTGGCAAACAGATAATAACTACTAAATTAAATGGATCTGGATTGGAATTGGCTCATTATAATGATATAATTAATTTATATAAGCAGTATGAAAATATGTTACCGCCTGGTCTTGCAAAACAAATCAAATATAGTAGTGGACAAGAACAATTGAATCTAATACAATTAGCTGGTAAAGAATTGCGTAATATATTGAGTAAGAAATATGGATATATCAAGAGTCCGCTAGCGGTGAGTGATGCTAATTATTTAAGTCAAAAAGGATTAACAGGAGATTTGTATATACCGTTGAGATAATCAAACTACTTATTTAGGTATGGAAAGATCTAATCTCTATCAAAAGTTTTTGCAGTTAAAAAATGAAATAGAAAAACACAAATGGATAGAGAGTGAGAAAAAAGGTAATGATATAGGTTTTGAGCGAGCATTAGTTGATTGGATGTCTAAACATAGAAATGGTTGGTGTGAGAATATAAAGCAGAATAAATAAAATTAATATATTTATAATATATGACCAAATCCGATTTTAAAAAAATTATAAAAGAATTGATGCTAGAAGTACTTTCCGAAGATTATAAAGGTGAACCAAATCACGCAGCAGAAGTAGAAAGTGATAAATTAACCGCAACTCTTTCTGAAGATGACACCATTAAAGACATTAAGGATTTAGAGAAGTTGTTGAAGAACCCGGATCCAAGTAGAGTAAAAGATTATGGTTCTATTGATAAGTATAAAAAAATGTTAATAGCTAAAATTGCTAGATTAAAGAAACAAAAAAATGAAAGTGGCGATCCTTTTAGAGACATTGTGAAAAAGTATGCTAGTCTTTATAGAGATAGTGAATTATCCCGTAGAGAGAAGGAAGATTATTTTAAATGGTTGCAAACAAATCAGCCTGAAAAATTCAAAAAGGTTGTAGATAAGATTAAAAAGAAGTAAAAATATAGGTTTAAATTTAAACAAGTGAAACGATTAATGTAAAAATTAATCGTTTTATTTTTTATTGACAATCGACCGTTAACAAGTATAATAAAAGTATAGTATGAATGAATTAAGTAAAATTGATATGGCGAATTTAGTCTTTAGTGAAGACAAAAAGATTAAAATCAAAAATGTATTATGTGATAAGTATGGTGCGACTGACGTTCAATATAGAGACCTATCATATGGTATTTGTATTGATGTAGTTGGAACTGACAGTTTTAGATTTGTCAAGAATGCCATAATGAAAACATTGGACGTTCATGAAGAAACGTTATCTGTTTTGGGCGAAAGTAAGAGAAGCATGAAAGCTTCTTATGTTTATTTGCCTGAAAAAGATAAAGCATTGAACAAACGTCTTAAAAAGTTAAAGACTACAGTCTAAAAATAATAAGTTATAATATTATTATAATAACTATATATAAATTAAATAATCAATTTCGAAAGGTGCATTTTTGACTTTTCGGATAACGTTAAGCTGTTCTTAACGTCGTTAGTAAACATAAACAAACAAAATAAAGGATAGTTAAATATGAAGAAAGTATTAGTATTATTGTCAGTATTGGCCGCTCTAGCAGTATCAGCTGGCGACAACTCAAACCTCTCAGTAGAAGCTGGGTACAACAACCAATACATCGTAAATGGTGTAGCTCGTTCCGAGGGATCAGCATTTGTTGGTGTAGGTGCTGTAAAGAGTTTAAAGTATGCGGATGTATACTTGGGTGGTACTCTATTGGCTAATGGTGATCAAGATCAATCACACTGGACGTTGGGTGCTGGTAAGGAAGTTAGTGTATGGAAGGATGTATTTTCTGCCCGTGCTGACGCTACTGTAACTCGCCATCAAGCTGGTAGTTTTGGTATTCCAAACAGTACTGAATTTGGTGTTAAGTTGGCTCTACCAAACAAGTTGGCAACTCCATATGTACGTGGTGCATTTGACATTGACCTAGACCAAAAGGGTGCATTCGTTGGTTTGGAACGTGCTCAAAAGTTGCCATTTGGTTTTGTAATTACTCCCGCTGTTGAATACGGTAAGGTATTTGGCGTATCGAGTGATTATACAGCTGTAAATGCTAAGGCATCATTGACTCGTCCATTCGAAACTTCATTTGGTGTATTGACTCCATTTGCTACTGTTGGATGGTATGATAATAATTTCAAGGTTGGCAATTATAATTGGGCAACCCGTGAATTTAGTGGAGATGTAGTATATTCTGGTGGTTTGAGATTAACCTTCTAATCTAAACCAGAATAGTGTATGATGACCCGCTTAGAAATAAGCGGGTTTTTTTATTTTAATAGTCTATTTATAATTAAAGAAAGGTTTATTTATGTCATCAACAAGTGGATCAAGTGGTAGTAGCGGAATAGGCACTTCCTCATTAAAAACAATAGTTCTTCAATCGAAATCTGTAGTAACTAAATTTATATCTAATATATTGGTACCAAAAGTGATACATAGTACGGCAGTTGGTAGTAGTGGAATAGGTGGCAGTAGTGGATCTTCTGATAGTGTACGTACTAATTGGATATCGAATATTAAATCCACACTGATAAAAATGATGGTAGCCAGCAAAGACCGTAGTTTATTCAGTGCATTTATCCAATCTACTTTTTCTTGGGTTCGAAATCCTGCTTCTTGGGTGACATCTTATAAATGGACAGGTACTGCTGCTGGTATAAATGGACTTGGTGGTGTTGGAGGTGGAACTCTTATTACTAGCAAGCATGTCTTATTGTCTGCACACGTTCCTTATTTGCCAAATTCAGAAATCTTTTTTGTTAACGATAACAATGTGACTTTCAAATACAACATCATCAAGATCGACAAGATTGATGGAAGTGATATTGCAATTGGAACGCTTGATCGATCAATTGATAGTAGTCTTAAGATATATTCAGTATTACCAGACAACTGGCAACAATATATCAAAACTGAAATTAATAGTGTGATGGGGGTACAATTCATAACTTTACGGTTACCTGTGTTGTTCCTCAATCAAGACAAAAAAGTTTCAATTGGAGATATGACACGATTGATTGATGCAGTTGCTGATGTAGAATCTTCAGTATTTGGTACATCACAATCGTATTATGAAACACAAAGAGTTGGTGATTCTGGAAATCCAATATTTGTGCAGGTAGGCAGTGAACTGGTACTGTTGGGTGCGTGGTATAAAGTTGGATCTTTTGCTTGGGTAATCAGTAGAAAAACTCAAATTGAGTCTATTATTGGTCAAAAACTGAACGTAATTAATATGACTGGATTTGAGAAGGTATCCTGAAAGTTAATGAAGTTTATTTGAAAATTATTTAATAATTTTGTTGATTTTGAATTTCAAACACTATATATTATTACGAATATGAATTTAATTTCACAACCTAGTCAAGCCAGTCAACTCCCATCCGGAAGTTGAGTGAGAGGTTGTTTGCTATAAAGATCCAACCCGTCACTCTACGAAAAAAGAATGACGGGTTTTTGATTTTAGTGGTTGACAATTTGAGAAGGTATGGTAAATTAGAAATATAACGAACGGGGTTGAAACTCTATCTGATGTCCCCAACGAAAGTTAAAACATTTGATCGGTCACTGGGTGTTATGCTGAAATACAGAACCCAACTGGCGATAATTAAAATAAGTTAAATAACAATTTTTAAATGGGCGGTTAGCTCAGTGGAAGAGCAGGACCTTTACACGGTCAAGGCCAGAGGTTCAAATCCTTTACCGCCTACCATTTTAATCGGTCACAAGTGTTACGGTAGCATACGTGCTTTGGGAGCATGGGGAGACAGTTCAATTCTGTCGTGGCCGACCATTTTATTGGGCATATGATGTAATTGGCAGCCATGCGAGTCTTAGAAGCTCGTGGAGAAATCCGTGGGGGTTCAAGTCCCTCTATGCCCACCAATTTAAATGGTTACGTAGACCAACTGGAAGGAGTCGTCTATCTCAAAAATAGAATAGTGCTGGTTCGAATCCAGTCGTAACTACCAATTTCAATGGGTGTGTGGATGAGGGAAACTGGCACAACCGCAATACTTAAGATATTGTATCCTATGTAGGTTCGAATCCTACCACACCTACCAATTTTATATGGATGATAGGCAGATATAAGCTGGCTGCACTAGTCTTGAAAACTAGGTCCGTCTAAAAAACGGAGGTCCGGGCAGTACGGACATCATCCGCCATTTTAATACAACTCCACTTGACAATGGAACCGAAGACTGATAATATCGTCTCTTGAAGAAATCGGAGTTTGTCAAAAGATTTATGGAGGTGACGTAGATAGTCAGGTTTCTACAGCAGTTTGCTAAACTGCCGTGGTCTAAAAGCCACTGAGGGGGCAGCACCCTTCGCCTCCGCCATTTGCGGGTATAGCTTAGTGGTAAAGCGCCAGTCTTCCAAACTGGCAAGGTGAGTTCGATTCTCACTACCCGCTCCAATTTAACTGGGGATTTGCATAATGGTAGTGCGGCAGACTTTGAATCTGCTTGTGGTGGTTCGATTCCATCATCCCCAACCAATTTAATCGGAATGTAATGTCAATAGTAGACGGCCTGGTTTGGAGCTAGGAGGTTGCAGGTGCGAGTCCTGTCATTCCGACCATTTTATATATCAGACAACGGTAGAGGTTTGAACTTGGCTAGGTCCGAAACAATAACCAACGGCTGTGTTCGGCTAATAATCTGTGGGTTAAATATGCCCATAAAACCGCCAAGGTGTCTGGTAATTTTTTGTTTTTTGATTTGACTTATACTATATATTGGTGTAAGATTTTTAAATGGGCTGTTAGTGATAGTGGTAGCACGGGAGCTTTGCAAGCTTTAGGGAAGAGTTCGATTCTCTTACGGTCCACCATTTTAAATTAATGTATGTTGGTTAGTTTCAACTATATATTAATGTTGAGATCGCGGGTATGATGTAGTGGTAGCCTGCAACCTTGCCAAGGTCGATGTGCCGGTTCGATTCCGGCTACCCGCTCCAATTTTATAATGTGTTATGTATAAAGGCAAAAAAGTTATATTGACTACAACTGCTTGTAAAAGAATTAATTTATTAAAAGCAGCCATTAAAAGTTTTGGAATTTTTTGTACAGATAAACACGTAATAGATGAAATTCATTATTATGATGATTCTTCAACACCAGAAGAACGTAATATTGCGATGGAATATTACAAGAAACATATTCCAGATAAATTGATTAGTTTTAGATTTTTTGAGAAAGAATCTTTTCCGGATAATTATAGACATGCTAGAGTGTTAAATTATTGGAGACAGGGAATTATTAACTCAAACGCGGAGTATGTATTTCACTTAGAAGATGACCATCAATTCTATAATATGTTTACAATAGGCGATCCTATTGATATTATGGAAGAAAATCAAGAATATGGATATATTGGATATTGTCAGAGTTGGAAAAATTTTCCAAAAGATATGTATCCTAAAAAAATAATAGGAAAGTTTTGGGAAACTGTTTACTTTGATAATAAACCTATTAATGACCTTTTATTTTTAGACGATGTTATGGCGATGCACACTGGATTAGATTGGTGGATGTATTATATTAACTGGCCATATTTTTCATTGAGACCGGGAGTACATGATGTTAAAAAGTTATTGTCAGTTGGCGAGTTTTCTACAACATATGATCGTGAAAAAATGAGTGTAGAATTAGAATTTGCAATACGCTGGAAAAATATGGGATATAAGAGTATGATGTCAAAAATATTTACATCTTTACATACAGGCCAAAATCCAGAATTAAGTGCGTATAAAATTAATAATTCAGCTAGATGAAAGATAATATAGATCCTAAAAAATTAGTGGATTATTGTGTTAACTCTGAGTTAATGCATAAGTGCATATTTATGCAAGTGTATGAAGAGTTTTTAACCTTTTCATATTGGTTAAAAGGTTTTCAGCCAAATAATATTCTTGAAATAGGTACTATGGGTAGTACTTTTTGGATAATGAATAAACTATCTTCTGGGAAAAAAGTTTCTATAGACATAGAAAATAGAGAATCTATAATACATCATTTTATGTGGGAAGAAGATTGGATGTTTGTCGCTGGATCATCCCAAGATCCAAACAATTTTGATAAAATAAAAAATAAATGTGACAAGTATGATCTAATTTTTATAGATGGTGATCATAGCTACGATGGAGTTAAAAATGATTTTAATTTGTACAAAAGTCTTTTATCAGACCGTGGTTATATAGCATTTCACGATATCGATCCAAATCATATATTTGCTGGATCTTATGCTGGAGAAGTTTATAAATTCTGGCAAGATTTAGACGAAGGGTCCAAAATTAATTTGACATGTACCAAGTCTTCTGGTAAAGTAAAACTAAATGGAATATATTCACATGGATTTGGTGGAATAGGTCTTTGGACTCCAAATTGATATTTATAATTAGTTCTTTTAAAATTTTATGGGCGCGTACTGGTATCGATTTAATAGTACACGTATGTTAGGCACGTAGAGGATGATAGTTGGCCTCTTTAATACACCTATCGAAATATTAACTGCTGAAGATAACGTAGTTAGCTATGACTTCTCTTACGATGAAGTAGTAGCCCTTGCAGCCTAAGTTGTTGCACATTCAATACAATGAAGTCTGATATTTGTGTTGAGTGTAAATTATTGGACTGGACCAAATATTTGATTTGCGTAAATGGTCGAGATATTAGTAAATCTTAAGGGTAATATTTTTAGATATTTTTCATTATTACTCCCTAACAATTTAAAATATATAAGCGTGTAGTCTGATGTAGGTTATCTGTTAAACACGGCGGTTCAACTCCGCCCGCGTCCACCATTTTATTCTGGTTCAAAATCAATGTAGCTATCAATAATCAACACTCCACTATCATTGATGTAACCTTCTTCAATTAAATACTTCGTGATTCGTTCTCTACAACAATCATCCTCGTATAGATCACATTTTTCTGGATGTCTTAGTACAACAAATCTGTTAGCCCAAACAGTTATATCGTGGTTGTTTATACTAACTTGGTGAAAATTAATCTCTTCCATTAAGTATAAGTATATTTATACAGTAATGAAAAGATATAGTTTATTATACGAATCTAGCATATATGATTATCTAGTGTGGGAACCAACTGGAAAATTTCAGTATATTGCTGATGAGTTAGATAAAATTCCTACAGACAGTACTAAACTTTATAGAGGAATGTCTGAGAAAGAATATAATATTTTGAAGAGTACTGGTAAAGTTACTTCAAGAGGTAAAGGAAATACCCGAAACATATCAGGTAGTTATCTAGCGAGTGATTTTAAATTGGCAGCTAGGTTTGCCTTGGTCAATTACAGAGACAAAGGAGAAGGTATTATAGTAGTAGTAGATAAAAGTAAGTTACCCGATTTAAAAAATGTAGATCCAGGTAATTATGTTACTAGTTATATACCGATAGAAGCAGTAACCAAAATTATAGACTTAAAACAGTTATGAGTAACATTAAACTAACAAAGGCTGAAGCCGAAAAGAAAGTATATCAACTAACCGAAGATCTCTTACACGTTAAGAAAGACTTCAAAGATGTAGCTGCTGGCTACAAAGATCGTATGAAAGAAATTGAATCTGAAATTAAAGCTATCGTAGAAGAAGCTTCAATTGGAGATCCAACTAAGTAAAACAAAACCCGGTCTTTCGACCGGGTTTTTTATTTATTGTTTAGATATTGGTTTAAACGTACCGTCTTTTAAATTCAGACTGCCGTCACCGTATTTTTGACTCAACGAGTTTAGTAAATTATCTTCTTCTTGTTGAGTTTTCTTCCAATTTTCAAATACTTCATTTCTACGAAGTGTCAATTCTTTAATTTGTTGTTCCAAATCTGTTTTCTCCAAATCAACTTGACCTAAAGTAAAGATATGTTGTTGATAATCATTTTGCAATTTAGCAATTGATTGCATTTCTTGCTCTGTAAACTTAATAACGTCACTCATAGTATTTTTATATACATATGAACGACGTTATTTTTTTAGTTTTTATAATCGATTATTATTTGTTTATATTTTTTAACAAATTACCAAGTTTTGTTATCGATTCTGCTGCGCCTTTAGTATCTCCTTTAGATTGAATACCAAAACCTTTTACTTGTGGTTCAGAAGTACTCGTTGGTTCTGGTTTGATAGATTTAGGTTTCTTGGAACCTTTTGGTTGTTCTTCTGGTTTGTTAGGAGTTATTTGACTGCCGTCTTCTTCAAGAATGAACGTTCTAGCTGTAGTTACAGCGAATATAAATTTAGGTTTATATTTTTCGTTCATTGGATCATCGATGAATTTAGATATAAATCTAGTGTGGGTTTGTAACATACTAGAAATTTCGCCACTCAATTGATCGTCGCCTTGAATACACTCATTAACTTTATCAAATAGTACTTGATACGAAGCTTGACTTTGGAACTTATATTTTTTAGGATTAAAAGTAGGATCTTTCATTATTCCATTTGTAAGAGCCATTACAAAGTGAGAAGTAAATTCTTTTTTCATTGACTCAACAGATAGATTAACTACAGCTTCTTTCAATTTTCCTTTGAATGAATCTACATATGTTTTTGATATGAGATTTTTATTACCGATTCTAAATGCCATCGGTTTTCCATTCATCAAAATTGTGTATCTAGCACTTACATTTGATGAATTTTTGATATAATAAACAACACTTACTTTGTCTGGACCTGTTAATTTTGGTTTCGTATAATCTCCACCTTGAGGAATTACGAATCCTTGTAAACGTAACGCGAATACTTGTTTACGAGCAATTTTTCTAATCTTGTCACAATCTTCTGGACCAAATAGATTATCATCGCCTGGTTGTCCTGGTTTTGGAGGAGTAACTAGTCCAGGTTGTGGTGGTTGTGGAACTGGTGTTGGACCAGGTTGTGGGGTAGGAGTAACTGGTTCTGGTACAATTGGAGTTGGGCCAGGAGGAGTTGGAGTTGGTTGTGGCGCTGGTACTTTATCTGGAAGTGCTTCTTTATCTGATTTACGTGGATACAACCAATCTTTAACTTTCATCAAGTAGTCATAAACGTTTTTATCAGTTTCCAATATTTTTTTCTCAACATCTGCTCTTGTTGGATTTTTAAGTTTGAGTAATATACCAGCATTTGTTAAGAACTTATTATAAGCACTTTCGACTGATTTATAATCCATTCTTTCAGCACCCATATTTGCGCCTCTAGTACCAAACGCATATTGAAGAGGATTTGCTTCGGCTAATAATTCAGCTTTAATCACATCTAGTTCCAAAGCTTCTTGTATACCGAATTTCTTGCTAAACATACTCAATAGTCCTTTTCGCATAAGTTGTTGTCTTATGCCAGGAGCATTTATTAATTGTTTTGCTTCACCTACGTCTTTTATGGAATTTATCCACATTTCTAATGCTTCTTTAGGCTGTACATATTGACCATTAATAAGTTTTACAACGTCTTGGGTTAACTGCCCAGCTTTTAAAGAAGTCCAATCTGGTAAATTATTCAATGCATTTATTTTTGATTGAATTGTATCGCCTGTTATTGATGGTACAGTGGTTGTAGTAACTCCTCCAGTGCCACCACCAAATGATGCTCCAGCGGGTCCTGCTGGACCTTGTGGCCCAGCTGGGCCTTGTGGTCCCGCAGGTCCAGGTCCACTCTCTCCTGGTACTCCAGGTTCACCAGCTGCGCCTGCTGGACCCATTCCGCCTGCTGGTCCTTGTGGTCCCATTGCTCCAGCTGGTCCTTGAAATTTATGCATCAACCATTCCATTATTTTTGGAATGTATTTTGTGAACAGATCGCTAATTCCAATTGCTGCAGCGGTAACGGTTGCGCCTTTAACACCGGCACGTACAGGTTCTTCTCCTTTTAGTATGCCCACTATGGTTCTTAATGCGGTACCCAATATAAATGTTGATATCTTTGGAATCAATGCTAATGGACCAAGTTTAACAACGAGCAAACTAACGAGTGCGCCAATAAGTATATTGGTTATATAAGGATGTTCTCTTGCAAAAATACCAATTTCATCTAAAGCATCATTGAATGATTGTGGCAATTTAGCACGTAGTTTATTCAATAACTGTTCTACTTTAGATTGTTTTGCAGCAATTTCTTCTGGAGTGCCTGCTGACCATTGTAGTTTAGGATTTGGTCTTAAATTTGCAAATCTTTTACCAAATAGTACACCTAAACCAGGAATGCCTTGTTTAGTATTTTGTGTATTTGCGGTACCTCCGAATTTATCGGCACTTGTTTCTGGATCTGGTGCATATTGACTTGGACCAGGACCAACTCCTCGATAATTTTGAAGTGCAGCTGAAACATTAGCTGGCATACCTGAAAGCGCAGGCGGAGGAGTTGTTGTAACGTATGGTTCGGTTTGTTGTTTAAACGTCTGAAAATAGGTATCTAGTTTAGTTTTAGCGTCTCCAGCTTTAAATATATTTTTGAAACCAGCGGTTGCTCTTTGAAATATATCTTCGCTTAATTTAGAATCTTGTTTTATTATTTCGTATAAAACCTCTGTTTGTAATTCTATACCCTGATTGATACCCTCTTGATATAATTTATAGAATTTTGATTTTTTACTAACTCCTAAATATGATTCGGTCAAAGACTTCTTAGAATTAAATTCTGTATATATAAATTCTCTTAAAATGTCTTTTATTACAGCTTCTTTATGATTTAAATTTTGGTCCATATTAAATAAATATAGATTTGATCTAGAACTTTAAAATAATATTGACATCTTCAGCTTCTGTATATATACTTGATTGAGTATGAGACTGGTAATCTTGTATTTCTAATTATATATACCAACAGTTAAACACTTAAAAAGTAATAATATAGTATGTCAGTAGTCAAAAATAACATATCAATGGAGAGACAGAGTAAATACGTTGTTATTCGTAATGGTCTAAGAGTATCCGATTTAGAATATTCGAATAAAGAAGAAGCTAAAGTGGAATATGATCATTGGAAGAATATCATTACACGTTGGCCAGATGGAAGTAAACTAGAAATTCTCGAAACGAAAGGTAGGTAATTATGGGATTAAAAGAACAAATTAAAAATGCAAGTTCCGAATCGGAGATTTCCTCTTTATTGACAAAAGGAAAATCTTTTGAATTTGCAAACGAATCCACAAAACGGTCATGGAAATCAGCAGCTAGAGTTAGGTTAACTTCATTAACTGGCAATGACGTTACTCAAACTCCTGAAAAAGAAGTTGTTGCAAAAAAGACTCCAAAAAAGAAAAAAGATAAAGTTGGTTAACTATAAATAAATCACTCGAAATAAAGGCGTTACGTAATGGTAACGCCTTTTTTGTTTTTATTTTTCTATTTATTGAATGAATGGATAAATCATTTAGTGTAATGTCTTTACCGTTTGAGTATGATGAAATGGAATCATTTATTCAAACATACAAAGATAAGTTAATGGAACAAATTGTATCATCGGTACAATATGCGTTGGACAATGATTATCCTACTGTCGAGGTATTTTCTTTTAAAAATTCAGATTTTATTGTTATATTAACCCAATCGGAATTCAAGGATAATATTGATAATGTCTTTGAATATTATGTGAATACGGAGCAATATGAATTTTGTTCCCGTTTAGTAAAATTAAAAAAACAAATAGAACAACATGAGCAAAAACAACAAGAAAGACACAAGCCCAAAAGTTCATCAAAACGCAAAGATCAGAGATGATATCAAGATCGATAAACGTGAATTAACACCAAAACAAAAAGAATTATTAGAATTATTACAAAATAAGAATACAAAGTGTGTCTTTATTGCTGGTCCAGCCGGTACATCAAAAACTTATACATCTGTTTTAGCCGGTTTGAATTTATTGAATCAAAAAAGAGTAAGTGAAATAGTATATGTTAGAAGTATAGTTGAAAGTAGCGATAGTAAGTTAGGATTTTTGCCTGGGGAAATGGATGAAAAAATGAGTCCATATATTCAACCACTTATTGATAAGTTAGAAGAATTGGTACCAAAACACGATATTGATAAGTTGAAAAAAGAAGAACGTATCCATGGATTTCCAATAAACTTTTTACGTGGTTTGAGTTGGAATGCTAAATGTATTGTAGCGGATGAAGCACAAAACATGACTAAAAAAGAACTTACTACGTTAATTACGCGTGTAGGCGAATTTAGTAAATTGTTTATTTGCGGTGATCCAGATCAAAGCGATATTAATGGTAAAAGTGGATTTGTACCAATGATGAATGTATTTGACGACGAAGAAAGTAGAAATAATGGTGTATATGTATTTAGATTCGAAGAAGAAGATATTGTGAGAAGTGGATTAGTTAAATTTGTATTAAAAAAACTAAAAACTCTGCAATAATTATATTTATATAAAATTATGCCAGTCTTATCTAATAACGGAAGATTAATTTCGAGTTTACCTATTGCGTCAAGTATAACTGGCGCCGATGAATTATTGATTCAATCAAGCGGTGTCACTAAACGAATATATTACGCCACAATTTCTTCCAGCTTATTTTCTAGTTTGAGTTCTTATAACGGACTTGTTATATTAACAAATGACAATAATCAGTTTACAGGCAGTTTTTACAACCCAGATTTTAAATCATCTAATTTTTATACAGTTGCGGTTAGAAATACACTGACGGGTAATACTATTATTGCAACCTCTGGTTTTTCTGGAAATGTAACTGGCAACATAACATCTACTGGAACAAGTACATTTAGTAGTATTGATGTTAATGGAGGCGCTATAGATGGAACATCTATAGGAAATTCATCCGAATCAACTATAAAAGGAACGAGAATAAGCGCTAGTATAGGTTTCAGAGGTAATATAACGTCTATAGGAACAAGTACATTTAGTAACATTGATGTCAATGGTGGAACTATAGATGGTACGTCTATAGGAAATTCATCCGAATCAACTATAAAAGGAACGAGAATAAGCGCTAGTATAGGTTTCAGAGGTAATATAACAGGTTCGTTAAGAGGAGATATATATAGCCAAAATGGTAACAAAGTACTAGAAAATGGCACCAGTGCAAATCCAAACGGGAATATACCTACAGCATTTTTTTACGGAACAAGTTCATATGCTATACAAGCACTAACAGCCGCCTATGCAGCTGCTGGTGGATCAGCAATAAATGGTATACCAAGCGGCGGAACTCAGTACCAAGTTTTAACTAAAAATACTGGAACTAACTATGATGTTGGATGGATAACTCCTATTACACGAAGTAGTGTACCAAATTCAAATTATTTAGCATTTTGGAATAATCCTACTACTTTATCAGATACGCAGATTTTATATACAACTTCTCCAAATGTTTTAACTTTTAATCCTGGTACACTGAGAGTTCAAAATATAGAAATAATAGGCAATGGCTCCATTACTGGTTCATATAGAGGCAATCCTACAGATACAAAAACTATTAGTTCATTAAACCAGGGTAGATTTTTAAATGGGGTAAAATATGCAACACTTATACTTGAGTTAAGTCAGAGTGGAAACGTTACAATGTCATTATTGGATGGACAAACATCGACTGTTTTGGTAAAAAACAGTAATACATATACTATTCAACACTGGTCAGGTAGTTTAAATGGATCGACTGCTAATACTAAAATTTATTGGAAATCTGGCGTGGAACCATCTGTAACATCAGGCAATTTAAAACAAGATGTTTTCACATTTGTTAATGTTAAAGATAGAATTTATGGTTCTGCAATTCAGAATTTTAGTTGATATGAGAAATTTTGCATTTTGGCAACAAGTTACATCAGGTGGAGGTACCAGTTATAATTTTAGTGATTATAGTCATCCAAGTAATTTTTCAACTTGTAAAACGACGGTTAGAAATTTAATTACGGCACAAAGTTTAAGTAATATTGGAGATGATACAAAAATAGTATTACAATTTGTTGTGAATAGGTTAACTACTGTTACAAATGTAACTAATACAAATTCTTGGGCGCCGTATGGTACAACTACAATTAATTATAATTTAACATATCCAACAAAAGATCCTGATCCTGTAGTTCCAACTGGAAATAACATCGTTACTTTTGAAGTAAGAAAAAATTCAGATAGCTCATTAGTTGCTAATGGAACTCTTACGTTTTTAAGCAATGATGGTGCATCTGAATCTTATATAGAAATTGACTTTATTATATCACAAGTTATATAACTAAATTTCTTATTTAATTATACTTATAATATATGGCAATAAGTCCCTGTAACACTTTAAATGTAAAAACGCTTAGAATAAGTCAATTAGCTTCTTCTGCTATTAGTTCCAATGATGTACTGATGATTTCTCAGTATGATAGTATCAATAACGTATATTATTCTAAAAAAGCTACATTTGGAAATTTAATAACATATTTTGGTACCGTTAACGCTTCTTACAAAGGTTCGTTTACAGGTAGTTTAGACATAACATCTGGTTTGACAGGATCTAGTGTGGTTATATCACCAAGTGCTGGTACATTTTTTAATGACAATTTCTTATCTATATATTTGAATGGAAATCCATACAAAATTCCATTGTATCCAAACGTTTAATATTTATTATATATGCCTTTACCATGTAATAATGTCAGTGTAACTCCAATTAAAGTAAGTCAACTAGTTAGATATTCAAATTTAGACGGTGGCGATATATTGTTGACAGTAGAATCAGGTTCTTTACTTTGGTCAAGACGTAGTACTGTTAATGATTTAAAAGTTTCTATGGGAAAACTTACAGGATCGTACTCTGGTAGTTTTACCGGAAGTTTTGTAGGAGTATCATCTGGTAGTTTTAGCGGTAGCTACTGGGGAAAAATAACTAGTAAAAATGTTAAAGCCACGGGTAGTTTTAGTGGAAGTCATTGGGGAAGTTTAATTAGCAAAAACACTAAAGCCACAGGCAGTTTTAGCGGTAGTTATTGGGGAAGTTTAATTAGCAAAAATACTAAAGCCACAGGCAGTTTTAGCGGTAGTTATTGGGGGGCTATAGTAAGTAAAAACATTAAAGCCACAGGTAGTTTTAATGGTACTAATAATAAATTAAGTGGCAGTTTTAGTGGCAGTTATTGGGGATCCATAAATAGTAAAAATGCTAAAGCCACCGGCAGTTTTAGTGGCACAAACAACAAACTGAGTGGCAGTTTTAGTGGCAGTTATTTTGGAAAAGTAGTTAGTAAAAATTCACTTTTAACCGGTAGTTTTAGAGGCATAGATAATATCACAAATTTTAAAAATACAGGCAAAAAAGTATCTTTTAATGGCACATCAAGTTATGCTGTAAGTAGCAGTTATGCACAAACCGCAAGTTTAATTACATCAGGTATTGGTGGATTTCCAGTTTCATTATACAAAGAACAATTAAGTACAAACACAGTTGCTTTTTTCATAGGCGGCGGCAATGAAGGAGTCGGGACTTTTAATTTCGCAATAACACATGGTTTTGGTACTAGTCCATCTTTGGTTAGAGCTACGTTATATTGTAATAGTAATGATTTAGGATACGTAACAGGTGATGAAGTAGGAGTTGAAGTAGCTGAAGATGACACTGGAGGCGCCGATGATGAAAGAAACATCTTTGCGGTTTGGACAAATTCCACATATGCAGGTGTATCAATAGGAGAGTATTCAGCTGGAGTTTATATATCACAGAAAACAGGCGGTACAAGATCTCCAATCAATCAAAATAGTTGGAAATTAAAAATTAGAGTTTGGAAATAAACTTGACATTTTTCAAAAACTAGTTTATATATATTCTTGAATGACACAGATGTGTTATTCACTATAGTGCTCGAGTGAGGCTATTAGGTTAATAAGTTCAACAGAATTATTAAAAGAAAGGTAAATATATGTCAGTAATTAGATACAATCCGGCGTTTCGCCATTTAAATCGTGATGAGTTTTTAACTCCATTCGATAAGTTGTTTGATGAAGTATTCACTTCACAATTCCCAGAAATCACAAAAGAACTAGGTATAGGATTCTTTGAAAAACAAAGTTATCCCCGTGTAGATGTGATTGATTACAATGATCGTGTAGAAATTTTAGCAGAAATTCCAGGTCTGTCTAAAGAAGAAGTATCAGTTGATGTACAAGAAAACGTACTTACTATTAGCGGTCAAAAGATTCGAAAACTTGAAGATACAGATCTACAAGATCGCAGATACATTCGTAGAGAATTAAAACATAGTAGTTTCAAACGTAGTTTTACGTTAGGCGATATCATTGATAAAGACGAACCATTGGCTAAATTTGAAAATGGTTTGTTGACAGTCACTCTTAATAAGTTGAAACCAACTGTACCGACAAGTAAGAAAGTAAAGATTGATTAAGTAATATTCAATCAAGGTTATATTAACCCCGTTATTAAATTAACGGGGTTTTTAATTTTACAGATATTTATATATATGATAAAATTTCAACATTTGGTACTATTTACTTCACTTTTGATAGCTGGATGTGCAGCTTACTTTAGTGTATATGGTATAGGACTATTATTCTCTGGCGCAACTATTGCTGCTATGGTAATGGCATCTTCTTTGGAACTCGGTAAACTTGTAACAACTTCTTGGTTATTTAGATATTGGAATAAATCCAATGTTTTGATGAAGACTTATATGATCGTAGCTATATTTGCTTTGATGGGTATAACTTCATTGGGTATATTTGGATTTTTAACAGCGGCTTTTCAAAAGTCATCGTTAGAAACAGAATTGTCCGTAAATAAAATCTCTACATTAGAAACTCAAAAAATTGAAGAAAAGTTAAAAATGGACTCTGTAAAAAAGTCCATTGAAAAAATTTATGCATTGAGAAGTTCTCAAGAATCTAGATTAACCGAAGTGTTAACTAATACATTGATAGCTAGAAATCCTATTCAATTACAGAATATACAAAATCAAATTAATGATCAAATTGGCGACTTAAACAAACAATTGGAATCTGAAAACGAAAAGTCTAAAATATATGGAGACAAAGTTTCAAAAATCGATGAAGAAATTTTCAAGTTAAAAGTTGATAATAGTCAGAAAAAAGATATTACCACTTTTAAATTCGTAGCGGATCAATTTAGTACAACGATTCAAAATGTTGTTAAGTGGTTTATTGCTGTATTAATTGCTGTATTTGATCCATTGGCAGTTATACTACTATTAGCATATAACATTTCTTCAAATAGAGTTTATGACGAAGAAAAATTAGAAAGTGTTCAAGAAAACAAAGATATTTCCCAAAATAAACCCGAACAAATCATCATAGAAAAAATAGTGGAGAAGCCTGTTGAGGTTGAAAAGATTATTGAAAAACCAGTAGAAATTGAAAAAATAGTGGAGAAGCCTGTTGAGGTTGAAAAGATAGTGGAGAAAATAATAGAGAAACCTGCTAAAAAATCTACGGGTGTAAGAGGAATGTTCAGTTTTTAAATAAAAAAATAATTTTTCTTTATTCTACTATATATGTAAATACACGTATATGGACGAAGAAGAAATTTTTAAATTATATAAGAATCTAAAAAGAGGATTCGATTTATCTGATTGGGACTTAGTAGAAGAATCAATTGAGTATTTAGCTGAATACATTGACTTAGGCGACGAAGACGAAACTTTTGACGAATTAAACTAATGATATATGTTATATTGATAGCATTATTGGCATCACTAATAGTGAATATTTTTTTATTAGTGGCCCTTAAAAAGTCTTTTGAACAAATAGACCAATTGGAGTCTTGGTTATTAGAATTCAAATTGCTTGTAAAAAATACATATAATAAGTTGAAATTTGTTGATGATCGGGGTATCTTTGTTAAAGATGATGATGTTGGCTTTTTATTTACAGATCTGCTTAATATCATCGAACTAACGAATAAAAGAATTCAAACTGATGATAATGATAAACCCACCGCTATTAATGAAAAAAACAAAATCGAAACCTTCTAAAAAAATAAAGAAGATCGCTGTTACTAAAGACAGTGTTAAAAAAATTAAGAAAGTAGTAAAGAAGGTTAAATCGGTAAAAAAACCTAAAATTACCATCGATATTGTTATTACAAAAAAAGAAAAAACTCCCAAGACTATTTCTAATATAGAAGTTCCAAGAACAATTCAAATAGAACATATAGCAGATAATGCCTCTGACTCACACGAAGAATCTGCTTTTGACATTAACGGAGAACGTAAAAAACGTCGTGGTAGAAATAAGAAAGAAAAGATATATTTTTCCAAGAAAACTGAAGATGCTATTATTGAATACAACAATGAAGAAGATGAAGTAAGACGAAATGAAATTTATGAAACAAAGATAAAGTTTAGTTTTGATAAATTAGTAGAAAATATATTTAATACATTTAAATTCACGTATTTTGACAATAGTCCATTGGAAATTCAGAAAGAAACTGTTTCACATTTAGTAACAAATATTCATAAATTTCAAGCTGGAAAAGGAAAAGCATTTAGTTATTTCAGTATTGTAGCTAAAAATTATTTGATATTTCACAACAATAACAATTATAAGAAATTCAACCAACACGTAGATATTAGTGAAACACCAAGCGAATCATCGGTTTGTTTACAAACAGAAGATGCACATCATAAAGATATTCAGACTCAAGAATTTATGAAGTTGATTGTAAATTATTGGGAAGCAAATATAACTAAGATTTTCAATAAACAAAAAGATTTAAATATTGCATACGCCGTTATAGAACTATTCAGAAACTGTGAAAGAATAGAAAATTTCAACAAAAAAACTTTGTACCTGTATATCAGAGAATTGAGTAATTGTAAAACCCAACAAATTACAAAAGTTATCAACAAAATGAAAACATATCAAAACCTCGTAATGAGAAATTATAGTAATAGAGGAACATTATAATATCTAAATTGTTAATAAAACCACTCCGATTGGAGTGGTTTTTCTATTTATAGGTATATGGACTTAAATTTTGAAATTTACAAAGGGAAGAATTTTTCTGGTCTTTGTAAAGACATAGTAAAAAATTCAGAGAATAAGAAAGATCAAATTGATATTTTGATCTCAGAATTACGCACTTTAATTAAAACTGTAAATGATGCTGTAATCATCGTACCTCTTATCAAAGATTATTACGATGTGGGAATTAAAAACGACGAACAGTTAGTTAAATTAGCCGCAGTAGTACAAAGATTGGTCGCAAAAGGAGAATCTACTGGAGAAGGCAATGCTATGGTTCTCAGTGAAGATGAAAGAAAACAGTTAATGGAAGAAGTTATAACAATTAGCAAAGGAGAATAATGAGTACGAATGTATCAAGTATAGTTAGATCGTTAAATCCTTCTACTTCAACTGTTATGAATACATCTATCAGTAATATAGATGCTAATTTTTTGAAATTGGCGGTTGTAGTTGATATTATTTTAGATGACAAACATCCATTCTTTGGAAAAACTACAACAGATAAAAATTCACAACCTCCTCCGACCGTAAGATACCAACAGATACCGGTAAATTACGATAATAAAATACCAGTGGCAACAGATACCGATTTTAGTTATATTGGAAGAGCTAAAATTCGTGTTTTAAGTGAGGAAAAACAAACTGCTTATGATAAGCTACCATGGGCTATTCCGTTGGAGAACACTATTACTCAGTTTCCATTATTAAACGAAACAGTTTTAGTTATAAAAATAGGAGATAACTATTACTACACGAAACCATTTAATCGTTTAAACTTTTTGGGTACAAATGGAGAGTTTATAACTGAAAAATCAAGTAGTGACGATGGTAAAAGTGCAATTGCATACTTACAACCCAAGAGCCGAAAAAGCTATGTAAGTCATCCAGCATTTATAAATCAAAATCAAACGGGATATTTTGGTAATTATTTTATATGTAATCCATTCATACGTAGTGTACGTCAATTTGAAGGAGATACCATAGTAGAAAGTAGGTTCGGACAATCTATAAGATTTAGTGCGTATGATGATAATCGTTCGAATGATAAAGGTGCTTATCCATCTTATGCTTTAAACGGAAATCTATTTAAAGATTCAGTTGATGGTGGATATGGAAATCCTAAACTAACTATACGCAATAGACAACGTAATATTGCTCAAAAAACCGCACAACAGTTACATCCTAAACTTCCTCCTATACCAGCTATAACTGAAAAGGAGAAGAATTATGGTGGTCAGATTGATGAAGATATAAATAATGATGGTAGTACTATTCAGTTTACCAGTGGAAATACTTTAAGTACTTGGCAAACAACTGTATATAAAAGTATATTTGGTGTTAATAGTGAAAATAAGCCTACAGAAGAACAACCACGATTTAATCCTAAAGGATCAACATCTTTTAAATTTCCTACTTTAGATCGTGATCAAATTGTAATAAATTCTGATAGATTAATATTAAGTAGTAGATTTGCAGAGACCCTACACTTTAGTAAAAAACGATATGCTGTAACTACCGATAGTGAATATACAGTTGATGCTAATGATCAAGTTGTTATAACCACTAACAATGTAACTACTATAAATTCTCCACAGATATTTTTGGGTCAATATGGAGAAACTAATGAACCTGCTTTATTGGGCCAAACAACTGTAGATTGGATGTATGATCTTTGTAATTGGTTGTTGGATCACGTACACTGGTATCATCACGTTCATCCACATCCACATGGTCACGTAGATGCTGGTAAAATTGATGCAGAAAATACGAATGATGCAAATCCAGATCAAACACAAATACCAGTACAACAAATTAAGCTTAAATTACTAAGAGATAATTTGCATAAAACGTTAAGTAGACGAGTATTCGTTACTGGAGGTGGTTATGCGCCTGGTAGTAATGGAGTTAAACCAACTGGAAGTGGTGGAGAGTGTAAAGATCCAGTAGAAATTAATACTGTTACAGGAGCTGGAGTTGTGGGTGATTTCAAAGGTAGAAATCGTCGTGAAGGTCCAGTACAAGTTGAATTTGAATTTGAGGATTAATATATGGCATTACAAGTAGTAGACATATTTGGCAATTTACAACCAGCAACTGGAAGAACTTTTCCAAAAAACTCTTTGGAAATAATTCCATATTTTAACAAATATAAAACCGGTGTTGGAGCTGTATTTAAAATAAATCCACAGGGCACATCTGTTAGTGATGATAATAAAATAAAGCCAGAGTCCTATCAATCGTTATATGAATTTTATAGTCCTACTGAATTATTGAATAATGGATATGCACAAATTGGAGATAATAAGTATATTAAAATTTATAAAAAATACGATAGAACTTTTCAATTTTTTCAAAATTATTTTACAGAAACTTATACGCCAAAATCAGGAGGAACTCCTAAAATAAACGTATTCGTCGATTTGGAGAAATATCCAATATTTAATGAAAGCATAGGCGATAGACTTTCTTGTTTAGCACAATATGATTCTATCAAATCTTCGACACTATCCAATACACAACTTGGTTTTAGACGATTTTTTAACGTTCAAGCATTCAACTGGCCAACTGTTACAGACGCATTCAATTACGAATTTTCGTATAATCGATCATTAAATAGTGTTAAAGCTGACGTAAATTATATATTTGAAGAAATTAAAAATAAAGTTTCTTCGGGTCAACTTGATAAGAAACTAGTACCAGATTGCTTTTTACCTGATCCTGATCCAGCATTACCAGGACCTCCTACACAAGCAATTAATGGTGTAGCAAATAAAGCTCCTGTAGTAGATAATCCTAATTTAAAACTACCGTCCCAAGAAGTAAAGGGGTTAGACGCAAATGCAGCACAACAAGCAGCATCACAAGCGCAAGGCGCAGCAAGTAATGCTGCATCTCAAGTACAAAGTGCGGCCGGTGGATTGACTAGCCAAGTACAAGGCGTCGCTGGTCAAGCTCAAGGTGCAATTGGTGGTGCTCAAGAATCAGCAGGAGGCGTGCTTAGTAATTTATCATCCGGAGTTAAAGGTGCAATTGGAGGAGGAGCTTTAGGAGCTGGTATTGGAGCATTAGCCGGTGGCGGTAAAGGAGCATTAATAGGAGCCGGTGCTGGATTGGTTGCGGGTGGTGTAGCTGGTAAAGTATTTGATAAACTAAATCCTAAAGGTATTAAACCAGATGGGTTGGGTAAGGATTGGTCTCCAGATAAGTTTAGTCCTGAATCTATAGCTGGAAATGATAAATTTGTAAATGCTAAAACAGGTATGGTTGAATCTACGTCTGAATTAGCTAAAGGATTAAAAGGTGGATTGTTAGGTGGTGCTCTTGGAGCCGGTATTGGAGCATTAGCCGGTGGTGGTAAGGGAGCATTAATAGGTGGATTAAGTGGTACTGCACTTGGTACCGGATTATCTGTTGGAGGTGTAACAGGAGGAGCTTTAGCAGGTGGTGGGTTAGGGGCCGGAATCGGAGGAATAGTGGGAGGTGGAAAAGGAGCTGTAATTGGTGCCGTTTCAGGAGGAGCAGTTGGGGCGGCTGCAGCTAAATTAGCGAGTGTACAAAAAGGAATGCCTAAACCAAATATACCAAAACCACCTAGTACACCACGCATCAAGACAGTCAAAATACCAAGACCATCAAATCCAAAAGGTGCAACAGATTTATTAAATTTACCTAAATCTCCGTTGGGTTAATAATTATATATAATAGTATGAAAATAGAAGTATTAAAAGAATTCATCAAGAAAACGGTACAACAAGAAGTACGTAATGTAATACACTCTGAAATTAAACTTCAATTGGCAGAAATATTTTCCAAAGAAGTTGGTCAGAATAAGAAAAAGTCATCTGAATCTGACTTGGAACAACAAATTCTCAAAGAGTTGGAAACTATGGATGATGTTCAAGTTATCGAAGAGGAAGTTAAACCGGTCAAAAAGTTTGTAAAATATACAAACAATCCAATGTTGAATGATATTTTGAATCAAACTACAGGCGGAGTACCACAAGAAGGTGGTTTGGTTAGTATGATGGGAGGACTTGGCGGTGGATCAACACAAGTAATTGCGGAAGCAAAAGCTCCAGAGAATGCTCCTGAACCAGTAAAAAGTGTTTATAGTGCTATGAATAGAGATTATAGATCACTAATGAAAGCGGTAAACAAAAAACGTGGCGACAAGTAAAATAAATGGCAACTCCAACCAAATCTATAGGTTTATCATTACCAATACAACTTGGTAATCAAGGTTATTTTAACACAAATAAAGATACGATCTCACAGATTGGTACAAATATTCAAAATTTATTGTTAACTATTCCTGGAGAAAGAAGATTTAATAATACATTTGGATCTGGATTATACAATTTATTATTTAATAATATAGGAGATGATATATCAAATGATATCATTATTGATGTAATTCAACGTGACGTTGACAAATTTATGCCTGGCACAACAATATTGAAAGTGGAACTATCTCCAATTCAACCAGATAATAATAGTAAAAATTCGATATTTATAAGTATTACCTTTAGATATAACAATACTGTGGGTGAAACCGAGTTTAACTTGGAAACTAATAAAATCTAATGTCAACGCTAATTAACAAAACATTTGACGCGAATACAAAAGATGTAAATTATCTTAATAGAGATTTTACGTCTTTACGTCAACAACTAATTGATTTCACAAAACAATACTATCCACAAAGTTATAAAGATTTTAGTGAAAGTTCTCCAGGTCAAATTTTTATAGACCAAGCGGCGTATGTTGGAGATGTATTATCTTACTATACAGATCAGCAATTTTTCGAAAGTTATATTCAATTTGCTCAAGATCGTAGAAATATTATAAATTCGGCTAAATATTTGGGTTATAAACCAAAAGTGTCTTCAGCATCTTCATCTGATGTTGATGTATTCCAATTATTACCATCTATTCGTACCAAGGATAATGAATATATTCCAGATGAACGTTATTGTTTGATACTACAACCATTTTCACAACTATCTAGTACGCCAGGAGTCAATTTCGTAATAGAAGAAAGTATAGATTTTAGTCAAGATACTAAATTTTCCCCTAGAGAAATAACTGTGTATAGCCGTGATAACACAGGTGCTCCTCAATTCTATCTAATCAAGAAAGCAGCTAAAGCTTATTCTGGAACAGTAATTACTAAACAAGTTAGTGTGGCGGATCAAGTGCCTTTTTATAGTCTAATATTAGATGAAACGAATGTTCTTAAAATTATAAGTGTAATTGATAGTAATAACAACAATTACTACGAAGTAAATTATTTAGCTCAAGACACAATTCCAATTGAAGTTGATAACGTACCACTAAACAATCAAACTCTATCTCCATACAGAAGTGAAACTCCTAAAATTCTAAAGTATTTGAGAACAGAAAAACGTTTTGTTACCGTTGTCGATGAAAATAATAAAACTACTTTACAATTTGGTGCAAATACTGAAAATTTTGAGAATACTATTGTTATACCAAATCCTACTAATGTTGGCGTAGCACTATCTAATTTAAAAAATCTAAACATTTCATTGGATAATACTAATGCGTTAAAAGAAAAGTCGTATGGTATGTCTCCATCTAATACGACATTGACTATAACGTATGTTATAGGCGGAGGTTTAAATTCAAACGTAAACTCTGGGGAAATCAACAAGATTTTAGGAATTTCTTATTTAAATGATACTACATCATTAACTGACAGCGAAGTTATATTATTGAATACTATAAAAAATTCTTTAAGAGTAAACAATATAGAGGCTGCTACAGGCGGTGACGATGCTGAATCTGACGAAGAAATTAGACAAAATGCAATGTTGAATTTTTCCACACAAAATCGTATGGTTACAGAAGACGATTTCTTGTTGAGAATTTATGCATTGCCACCGCAATTAGGCAATATAGCTAAAGCGTTTGTACAAAGTAATTTAACTAGAGAAGTTCAATATAATGGATTGATTAGTGGTATTTTAAATACAGAAAACAATTCAACTGTAAATTTAGCTCCATTAAATCCTCTTGACAGAAAGAAATTCTTACAGTCAAATAGCCCATTTACTAATAATTTATATTTGCTTGGATATGATGCAAATAAAAATTTAACACAAGTAAATCCAGCAACTCTTCAAAATCTAACCACATATATTCAGAACTATAAGATTCTGACAGATAAGATTAATATCATCGATGGTTACATAATCAACATTGGAGTTGAATTTAAAATAACTGTATTTAAAGGATTTAATAAATCTGAAGTGTTAAATAACTGTATACAATCTGTAAAATCATTTTTTGATATAGATAAATGGAGTTTTAACCAACCAATAAATTTAAGTCAAATAAATTTCGAGATAATGCAAAATGAAGGCGTTCAATCCGTGAGCGACATTGTTATAAAAAACTTAACTATTGATGACGGTAATTATTCTTCCGTTGCATACAATATTAGTATCGCGACACAAAATAATATAGTGTATCCACCAAAGGATCCTGCTGTATTTGAAGTTAAGTTTCCAGATTCTGACATAAAAGGACTTGTAGTATAATATGCACACATTTATTTATCCATCTCAAGATACCTACATAAACAATTCGCCTGAATTTGTCAATAAAAATTTTGGCATTGATGAAATTTTAGAAATCTACGCTTCCAATATTGGTAATTCCGTAGTTTACACAGATCCAGTTTGGCACGATGCGCCACAGACTGCTTCCTCTTATGGAAACAATGGATGGTTAGCCTATACAACATCCTCATTATTTATTTATTCAGGAAGTGCTTGGTATGCATATTCTTTAACTTCGTCTGTAATACCAAATACATCTTTTATATCAAATTTTACCGGAAGATTATCTAATAAAACAAATCCTCCACGAAAACCACTTTACATTTCAGGATCAGCTACTTTTGCATCTGGATCTTTTGTTGGACAGTTTACCTCAGCTCAATGTGTAACTTCTTCATTTAGTGGAAGTTTTAGTAGTTCTAGCTTTAAAGGAATCATCAGTACCAATACGTCTAGTAATTTATACTATGTCGATGTAGTAAATTTCGCTGGATATTTTAAAGGGATTTATAGTGGATCATTTGAAAGACCATCTACAGCTACATATCTGAATAGACCTGAATTTTCAAGAACATTGATAAAGTTTGATTTAACTGAGTTAAGTAAATCTGTATCAGATAATAATATAAGCGGTTCTAATATTAAATTTACTTTGAATTTGAAAGCATGTGGATCTAGAAATTTACCACTAAATTATAGTATATATGCTTATCCAGTCAGTCAAAGTTGGAATAATGGAAATGGAAGATATGCAGATCACGGATCTCAATTGGGATCTAGTTGGTTATATAGAAACTACGATGGAAATGGTTTATGGTATGGGAATTCGATATCAAATAGTTATCAACAAGTAGATTATTTGACGAATCCATCTTATGCTAGTGCTAGTTTTCAAAATCAAGGAGGTACGTGGTATTATAAAGTACCAGCTTCTTATACAAACAAGCCAAAATGGATTTGCAATTCAACGAAGTATCCATCTTTGGTAAATGCAAGTTTAATTTGTAGTCAGTCATTTAGTTACGGACAACAAAGTGACGTTACTATGGATATAACTAAAATCGTTAGAGGATGGTTATGTGGATGCGTTCCAAATCAAGGACTTATGTTATTGAGTTCTTTGGAAATTTCAACTCCTCCATTACAACCAACCAATGGACTACTACAGTTTTTTAGTAAAGAAACAAATACTATTTATAGTCCATATATTGATGTAGCCTGGGATGACAGTATATTTAATACCGGAAGTTTGAAACCTGTTTCAGGATCAATTCAAAATTTAATTACATTGAATTACTTGAAAGAAGCCTATAAAGCTGGAAGTTTACCAAAAATATTTGTATTTGCTAGAGATAGATATCCGTTGAAAAACTTCCAAAAAGCTTATCAACAACCAGCTATGGTTACGCCGCAGTATCTTCCAACTAGCTCATATTATATGATTAAGGACGCTGAATCAGAAGAAGTTTTAGTGGGATTTGATCAATATACAAAGTTGAGTTGTGATCCAAATCAAGGTAATTATTTTAAATTACAAACAACTGGATTGCCACAAGAAAGATATTTGAAAATATTTATAAAATCGGAATATAAAGATGGAACTATAGATATTACAGATACCCAAAAAATATTTAAGATAACAAGATAATATGGCGGATATACAATTAAATTATGATGTAGCTACAGATGAAGTTTCAAGCTTTAAAAATTTTGGAACATTCACTAACAATTTGGATTCTTTTGGCAATTTCCAATTGGTATTTTCTGCGGCTCAGTCTGTTAATGGAAACGTTAATTATGTTAAAGTTCCATTAAAAACATTCTTATACAACGAGAATAAAATTCTTGATGCAAATACTGCAGATTTTACTGAACTTCAAACTGTTCAACAAGAAGAAAAACGTAATGTGGATGAAGTTTTGAATCAATATAATAATCTACTTGAAGAAAATAGAATTCTCAATCAGACGGTTAATGAATTGGTTGAGAAGTATGAGAACAATGATGATAAACAAGTAATCGCAGAGCAAAAGAGAACAATAATCGGCCTTAGAATTCAATTGGGACAGGGATCTGTTCCATCAGACTTTTCAGATGACTTTCCGTTTTTACCACTAGTATAATATGCCTTACGACTATTTAACAATTAATGAACTTGATCTCGCTAATGGTATAGCAAGTGCTTCGTATTTTCAACAAGACTTACAATCTTTATACGAACAACAAGTTTTAAACTCTGAAAACTTTTTCGGGGACACGAATGATGATATATTAGAATTAAGCGTTTATAATAGTAACCAAGAGCCAATTCTTTTTAATAGGGTAATACCGAAAACAACTTATAGCATCGTACAATCGTCGTATAAAGATATAAACAACGTTCAACGATCATATAAAGTTGCAAATCCATTTACAAATTATGCTTTATATGGCAATGAATTGTTGTTACACAGTCAATTCGATCTTAAGTTTGATGAATTAAGCCCTGGTTTGTATTATGTTCTATATAATCCAATTAGAAACATTGCTGGGAATACGTCTAATAGATTATTTATAAAAGAAATATCTCCAAGTCGAACCGAATTAAGATTGTCTTACGCATTTGATCCAACTCTTAATGAAGCCAATAGAGTAGATTCAGTAAAAATATCAGCATTTGCGGATAAAAAATTTGTTTTCTTACAAGTAATAGACCAAATTATTCCTATCGTAGATAGAAACCCTATAGACGAATCATTTAACGCAAATTCTCCTAATTTTAATTATTTGAAATATGCACAACTACTTGGGTTTAAATCTTCGGCTGAATTGCAAGAATTTATAAATTCAGTTTACGTTGGCTATAATAAAGTTGTAAATCTATCTAATGATGCTGATTCTGTAATTAGTCAGAATATAAAATTTGCAGGAATTGCCGAACAAATAAAAAACTTTGTTTACACTTATAATGAAACTGAATTTTCCCAGGACGAAATACTGACGGCTATTTCATTGATTGTAGCAAAAGTAAGTCAAGACGCAATATTACAAAGAACAACTTTAACAGACACAGATCTCGCCGAAACAGTAAATGTATTTGTAGAAATCGCATACAGATATTGGTTGCAACCAAAGATTACAGAATTATTAAATGACTATAGTCTAAAGTTTTATGGATTTTATAAAAATGCATTAAATTTTGATAATGGAAATTTAGTAAAAATATTAACTCACACAAGTTATTTAAATGTAGTAGATAATCGTATTAACGTTCAAATTAAATTAGATAGTCCACTTCCATCTGAGTATTCTATAAGAGACACTTGTTGGATTTCTAACATCTCATTGGCTCCTTTATATTTTAAAATTAACTTATATACTGCTCCGATTTCACGAAAAGTTTATTTGAATGGAGTTAATTTTACAGTTGCAGTACCATCTGTTAATCCAACGAATGACAAGTTTAACGCTACAAATGATAATACATTATTTGCAGCTAAAGCTAGAACTCAACAAAAAATAAATGATTTGTTGATTAACTATAATGATTTTAGCAATTTTATTAATTTTTCTTCCGCTGAATTAAGAACTAAGATAGCTAAAAGTAAAATTTCTAAATATGACTCATATGAAACATCCAAGAGTCAAATAAAGAACCAAGCATCCGCAACATCTAACATTTCTATATCTGCTTCGTATTCAAATGATTTTACTAAGATTATAAACGAACAAATTTCATTACTAGATAGCTTCGATGAATATGAATCTTATCTATTTTATTCTACATCTAGTATAGATCAAAAAATAGAAGATGGCATAAGTTTTGATAAAAGCAATTACAATTCTTTATTTTATCAATTGCCAGAGTATATTAAGACCGAAGAATCCAATGCTGATTATATAAAGTTTACAGCAATGGTTGGACATTTCTTCGACAACATTTTGGTTTTTGTTAAGAAGTTTCCGAAATCTTATCCAATTAATTGGGACGATAACAATAGTTATCCTAAAAATTATATAGAAGAATTATTAAATAATTTTAACTGGGATGTTACTAATTTTAAGTTTAACAAAAGCGATGTAAATCAATTGTTGTTTAACAATACGCAAATGTCTGGAAGTTTATCATCCTCATATTTTGATTATGCTAAATCTATATTTAATAGAATAACAAATAATTTAAGTTACATATATAAAACTAAAGGAACATCTACATCGTTTAATCTGATCCGTTCAATTTTTGGAATATCTTCAGATTTGATTAATGTAGTTGAATATAGCAGTCCAAATGTTTTAATAAATAGAAATGTTTACTATGATTTTGATGATATAGTGTATGCTACTAAGTATCAAGATAATCAATTCATTAACTTCAATTTTACGAGTAGTGAATTTAAATATTTAGTTACTCAAGATAGTTTGAGTGGAAGCTATACAGGAAGTTATAACGGAGACACAATATATTTAACAAGATCTTATATAGAAAATTTTACAGGAGTTTCTACTGTAGAATGTACATTTAGATCAAATGAATGGAATAAATATAATTATAAAGATAAAATTCCACTTATTAAGAAACTAAGAAATGATAATTTAGACTGGCAAGTTTATTTGTATAAAACAAAACAAAGAGAATCTGCAAAATTAATTTTTGAATTAAGTCCTATAGGATCCACAATAGCTACATCCAGTATAGAAAGTATTGAAATGCCTTATTTAAATGGCGATTTTTATACTTTCATGGTTAGAAAAGAACCAAATGATTCAATAAGATTTGATGCGTTGTCACCGTCATCCTCAATGACATCAAGCATTGGATATTATGGAAATTATAATGTAACTCAATCTATCTGTGAAACTTTTTATCCAAATGCGTACAAGTATATACCTCAGACATATACATTATATGTAAATCAATATTATGGAAGTTTATTAAATTTCACAGATAAAAAAACCAAGACGATATTGTATGATCAAAATCAATATTTCTCTTCTGGAAGTTACTATGTTGGAAACTTTTCATCTTCTATTCAATTTAATGGAAATATAGATAAAATTAAAGTTCAAAAATATGCATTGAGCGATGCTGATTTCCAAGAACACTCTTATAATTTGAGTTCGATTTCAATACCCGAAAAGTCTTTGGTGTATGAAAATATGTATTATTTATGGAGTTTTGATACTCCTGTAAATTTGTATGGAAGTCCATCTGTTATTCCTAATCAAAATAATAGATACAACACAGAATTCTATGCGTATAATTTTCAAAGAACACCAGTGGTATGTGGAGCTCCTATTTGTGATACCATATTATCTGATATTTTCCCATATCAATTTGATAAATTTAATGTTAAACAAGCTATTAACTCAAATCGATTTGGGCCAAATTATAAAGACAATGCTAATATCAATAAAATAATACAGGACGTAAGTTCTAATTTGTTACCATACGAATATTCCACATATACAAGAGATATAATCGGAAGCGATTCTAATTTGGTAGGATATTATATTTCCCCATATAGATATTTAAACGAAAATATAGAAGACTTTTTAGGAAAAGAAGGAATATCTGATATCATTGGAGATCCTAAATATCTCACATCAAGAAACTATCCGGAATTAAAACTAAGACAAAGAGAATTTGAAGATTCAAATAAAAAATATATTTATCCACAAGAATATTATAGTACCTATAAGTTTTATATCGATTTTTCAATATTTGATTTTATTAAAAAATTGACTCCGACCCGTGGTACTTTAAAGAGAGGACTTTTATTGGAACCTTCTATATTTGAACGAGTAAAGTTTAATTATAAAGATGCCGTATTTTCCCCTCTTGATCCAAATACAACATCTAGCTTAATGTTATATGAAATCAGACCGTCATTCTTATCTTCGTTAATAGATACAGTCAATTCATCAAGTAATACGGTTATAAACATTGAATCTGTTAATGGAATTGATACTGATCGTGATACTTATAATTTTTCAAGATTTGAAATCAAAGATAAAGTGGATGATAGAGATTTTATATTTGCTAAATATGGTAAATACGTAAATGTTAATAAAAACGGATACATTGTACGAAATACTATAAATTATTCTGAAAATGATTATTATCAATCCCATAATAATACAGGTTCTATTGTAACATTCACATCAAGTTATAAATCCGTACAAACTATTGGTTCCGGATCGGGAGATTTAAATAATCAAATTACAGGTAGTCGTTCATTAACAGACATTTATTACGGAAACATGAGTAGTGGTTATTCCCAAAGACATTTAAGTAAATTTGTACGAGTTGGTAGTAGACTAAAAAGACAAGCCGTTTCTGGATCTTATTACGTTATTAACAATGGTATAAAAACATTGGCTAATGGTAAATTATCATACTACACTTATACAAAAGGTCAAAACGATTATACAACCACAGTGAACAGACAAGGTTTACCAAATGGATCATCTCCTATTATATCAATACCAGGATATTTGTCAGTTGACATTGAAAGCGATAATTTCCCTAAATATGGTATTCTAACTGGATCGGTTGGATCGCCAAATAGTTTATTTATACAACAACCACTTACATGTTCTACGTGTACCAGTGCTAGTATGAATATGTATATTATGAATTTATAATATAATTTTTGATTAAAAACCGAAAAGATTTGATAATTATTTAATATATGGCATATCTTAATAATAACGTTCTCACTGTTAACGCGATATTGACGAAAAAAGGTCGTGAAGTATTAGCAAAAACAGGCGGATTGAACATTACAGCATTCGCTTTAGCTGATGACGAAATCGATTACACACAGTTTAACCCAAATCACCCATTGGGCAGTGCATATTACGATATCGCTATTCGTAATACTCCAATCATGGAACCTATTACAGATGAATCACAGACGATGAAATATAAGTTGGTCACTCTAAATGATGGAGTCACATCTGTACCAACCATAAGCATCGCCCCTCCATTAATTTCTGTACCACGTACTTATTCAGCGGCAATTGATATTATTCCTAGTACAACTCCTGTTTATAACGTAACATTGGGATATACAGCAATATTATCTAATAAAAACGTAGGTACTTTAGTAGTTACTGAAACAAATAGTTTGAACTCTACCTCAGCAACCATTCCAGCATTTACCGGAGATTTAGCGTCACAAGCTTCACAGGTTGTCATAGGTAATAAGTTTAGATTTATCCCAAATAGTTCTTTGTCTAAGACAACTACTACTAATATTACTATTATCGGTAATGAAAGTGGCGGAAGTTCTTCCATCAACGTAACTGTCAGTGTTCCTACCACAACTTAATAATATATGATATTCACCCCATTTACTCCAGACGATATAGTAGCAGGCAGAATTAACCAAGTATCATCGGGTATGTTTGGTACTGGTAGTTTAACAGTAGCACAATCGTCCTTCGTAACATCATCTGCTCAAGCAAATGTCATGACAGGATCAAGTCCATATGATGTTAAAAATGGACAGTACTATGTAGATGTTTATAGCGGAGCCGATCAATATTTTGCTATTGCTTATGGAGATTATTATAATTCAGGAAGTAGCTATTTTGATTGGCCGGGTCAGTCCGTAGCGAGTGTATATACCAATGAAACCAAAATTATATACAGTCAATATAAAAATACACTTCTTCAACCAGGCGACACATTTTTTAGTTTTGCCTCAGGCAGCGTAGATTCTCCAACCGATAGTTCGGCTATATTCGTACTAAACTACGTAACAGATAAATTCCAAGATCAAATTGATCCTGGTCAAATTCAATTAAATTTTACAGGCGCTTTAGGTCAATTCTCATATATTGACGATTCACAAGTAGTTAATACACAACAAAACGTTTATAATTTGATCTCGGGATCAGTTATTAATGGCGTCCCTACTCCATATACCAAAGGAGGAACAGTTTCGGCTGTTTACGAAGGAATTGGTTTATTTTATCCAACAAACGGAGTTGTTATATTGAATGCACTAAAGTTAGATGCAAAAGTTGGTATTACCGGAAATCCTCCGGAAATTACTAGTGCTAGAACCACAAATCAGTATTCAGTTAACTGGAAAAGTTATTGGAGAAATTGGTTGCGTAAATTTTATTTAAGTCTTAGAAGATCAAATAAATACATGGCAATTCGTAAATCCGAATTTGTACCATCTACGAATTACTTCATAAGAGTTAAAAATAAAGAGTTCAACTATAGTAACAATCCAACATTTGTATCAGATGGTACGGATGGTCAAACAAAGGGGACTATTATCTATCCAGAATTGATTAGTAATCCTCGTACTTATATTACTACAATTGGATTGTATGATTCTAATAATGAATTACTTGCAGTTGGTAAATTAAGTAGACCTACGCAAAAATCATTTGATAATGAATTGTTAATTAAGTGTCGTATTGATTTTTAATCTAAATACGTTGAAATCTTCCTATTTATATTGGGATGATTAAATTTCTTAAAAATCAAGACATACAAATCACTACATTTTCAGTAGCAAAAGAAAAGATTGCTAATAACATCTTTTCCGATTTGATTTTTGCTAGCGATGGAACTTATAACTTTCCATTGATTATTCCTGTACAAGAATGTGATTACAATTTTAATTCATTGTCTACAGGATCTTTTGCCACAGTTAATACACAAACGTGTTATGCGTCAATTGTTAATCAAAATGGATTTTTAGCTTGTTCGCCGATAAACGATCCAAATAATCCACAGTTTCAACTTGGTTTAAAATTACCAACTGGATCAGTATTTTATCCAGTCGATAATATTCATTATAATGCTGAAACTAATCCTACTAATTTAGACGGCACTTATCAGGGACAGGTTTATAATACAATTAAGAAAATGTATTATAATAATTATAACAATGCCTACAATATTTTTGGATTTGATAGTTATGATATATCTGAAGCTAGTTTGAGTCTGGATGATAAATTTGTAAGTTATACATTAAATGTCACTCAGAGTGGCGATAGAATTAGTCCTTTTAGTGTATTAATTAACAATCAGACAGGCGATATAGTTGGCAGTATTTTAGATGATGGAAATAATAATTTGTATTTATCTGGATCATATTTCATCAATGATTTTGAAGTTTATTCGACCAACACGGAAAGTGTGGTTAATTATGGCATAACAGGACTAGGACAATATTTGTATTATGGATCAATGTCCACATAAGTATATAAAGTATGAATTTGGAAAATATATATAATCAAAATTATGGTAGTGTAGTAACTACTAATGGCGATCTTGTTGCTATTGGAAATCCGCCATCAGATGTATTTACTACATGTGAGGGGTTTAGTAAAGTAGGTCAGGTTTATTTGATAAAAAAGGATAGTTTTAAAACAAACTATTCTGTATCTAAAATATTAAAGAAAACGATTTTTCCACAAAACGGCGCATTGGTTCCATATTACACGGAACAAAGTTCTAGTGCTGCATTAACAGCTTCTCTGATAATTGAAAGTGGTTCTAAAAATGATTCTTTATCAAATTGTGATTTTATCGTTGTAGAAACTGATAACTTAAAAGTAAACCAATCCAATTATGGATCGGCTATCGATTTATCCACATATTTCTTGGCAGTAGGAGATACAGGAGTATCATCTAGTTATTATCTTGGACACACAAATAACTTTGCATGTGTAGATATATTTAAGATTAATCCAAACTATACTTTTGATAATACAGATGGAATTACTCCTTCTTCCCCGGAAAATTCTATACCAGTTGATCAATATAATATAAGTGATATTCCATTTTGTACTATTACAGGATCTATGTCCGATAAATTCGGAGGATCTGTATCCATTACCAACAACTATTTAGTGGTTGGATCGCCAGAATACAATAATGGTCGGGGAGCTGTTTATATATACAAATATACAGATGCTGATTGTACTTATTCTCTTCAACAAATATTAAGTTGTAGTGTTACTAACTATCCACATCAATATGGTTTTGGTTATTCTATCTCTATAGATAAAAAAACTGAGAGTATATTAGTGGTTGGAAGTAATCAATTATCACAATCTAATGTTTATTTATTTTCTGGATCCGCAAATAATTGGAGATTAAGTCAAGTATTATCTCAAAATACAAGTTCACAATATTACACGATTCAAAATACGAACTTTGAATTAATTCCTAGTGGAAGTCAAATTAATAGTAGATATGGATATTCTGTATCATTATATGATACAGTTCTAGCTGTAGGTGCTCCCAACGATTTAGTTTATTGGGAATACTCTGGTTCAAATGTTTTGAGACAGCGTGGATCTGTTTACGTATATAATAATCAACAATGTCCAGCTGACATTAATTGTGGATTCCAACTTATAACAAAATTATATGGCGATGATGTAACGTTTAAAGATAATTTGTTTGGATATTCAGTGTCTGTTTTTAATAAAAAAATATTGATAGGTTCACCAAAACCATATTTTCCATTTAGTTCATTATTTATTTCAAATTCTATAAACTATTACGATAAAACGTTTAATCAATATGACTTTGGAGAATCTACATATTGCGGACAAACGCTTCTTTATCAAGTTACAGAGTCACTTGTAAATGGAAAAATATTTAGTTCATCGTTGATTTATCAGATGACAACCGATCCTATATCAAAACGAAAAGAAATAGGAAAGCCATTTACAGCTTACGGTTATTCAGTATCACTATCAGATACAAATTTAGTAGTAGGTGCTCCTATTCCACTAAATAACGACTTTTATTTATCTGCTCCATTAATAACTGAGTCCGGTAGCATTAATGATTTAAATTATATTTATACATCTTCATATCAAAGTGAAGATTGTTTTATTACTTCTAGTTTTGTTTATTTACAGATGGAAGATTGTCTAAGTTGTAACGGATCGGTACCTATTTCAGGCGCATTTTTAGGCGCATGTGATAATCTGATAATATTTGTAGACGAACAAGGGGAATATTCCTATGCATCTAGTAAGATATTCGGAAAATCATACATTTATGATATATCCGATTTACAAACCAATTTTAACGTTGGAAATGTATTTTATAACAATAATAAGTTGATAATAAATAATACAGGAAGTGTATTAAAAAACTTAACGCTTGATCCTACCGATCCAAATAATACATATTTGTATATGAAATACAATAGTCAGATAACATTGCATGAAAAGCAATATATCTGCACTGTGGAACCAGGCGAGTTTAATGTTTCAACCAATCCAACTGCAATAACATCTTCTTTATTTGACTATGGAGTGATTAATACTGAGACATTTAATTTTGATAACTTGGATATAATTTTGAGATATATCAATACCAGAATTACTGTTAATAACTCGGAAAAATGGTGGAATAATTTTGTGTCAGGAGACATTGAAGAATCTATTTTCAATTTTTACTCATCTTCTTACACGAATTATCAAGCAAATAGATTAACAAACGAATTGAAATCAAAGTGTAGTACTTTAAACTTCGATGTCAACGGAGATGGTACAGCTAATTACCAAGATGCAACAACTATTTGGAAGTATTTTATTCAAGATTTTACAATAAACAATTATCAGAATTATTTGAACCCACGTTCTAGACGCAATAATTACGATGATATGGTTTCTTTTTTAAATGATAAAACAGGAAAATCAAACGAAAAATTAGTAAAACAAGAGTTCTTTGGATACAACTATAGTAGTTCATTGGATCCAACTGGATCTTATTTGGCGCCATATATAACAACTGTTGGATTATATAGTGGCGCAGAATTGGTTGCTATAGCTAAATTAGCTCAACCAATTAAAAATACGGGAGAAATTCCTATTAATATTGTTGTTAAATGGGACACTTAATTATATTTATTATAAAATAGACATTTATGGCAACCATTAATTCCGATACTTCTAAGATAAATCGAACATCCGTATTCAAAGGAATTTTAGATCTTTATTATTCCAAAGCTCCAGCAGGAGGAGCATTTTCCGCATATGATTCTGGAAAGAATACTATGATCAAAGGTGTAACCGCTCCATATGGATTTACACAAAAATCAGTGGAATATACAGTTGAACCAGGATTTACGGTAGGTGCAAATAATGGTAAAGAAAATTTCAATGGTAAGGCTCTAAATTATAGTGATAAAACTGCCAATGGTCCTGTTCTAAAAACCGGAGTAAATAAAATTTCTACAAATTGGAATGGAAATGCTTCATTGCAAGATGCTCTATATACTAAGGATCCTGGTTTTAGACTACAAACTTCACTTGGAGCTAGTCAGTTTAAAGACGTAGCTGGACAAAGAAGTTTAGAATTATCCAGATACGTTAAAGGATTTAATGACAAAAAATATACCAACGGATCATTTACCCGTTGATATATATTTTAAATGGTTATATTAGGATTAGATTCATCAACATCTACAACTGGTTGGTCTTTCTGTGAAAATGGAAAGATTCTTTCTGCTGGTTTCGTAGATACAAAAAAATTAGAAACTACAAAAGAAAAAACTTTTCATGTTATTTCGTATCTCGAAAAGACAAAAGAGATTGAAAGATTTGATGAAATTAATCTTGAAGCTGCATTGAGTGGATTTGCGGGAGGATTTACTAGTCAACAAGTTATTATTACATTAGCCAGACATAATGCTGTTTTTGCATATATTATAGAAGAACATTTTAAAAAGAAAGTTAATTTGTTATCGGTTAATACGATGAGAAAACAACTGTTTGGTAAATGTAGAATCAAAGGAATCAAGTCAAAAGATTTTGTCAAACAAGAACTTGAATCGTTAATCCCAGATGTATTGAATTTTACTGCTAAAAATAAAAAAGGTAATTGGGATGAACGTAATGGCGATATGTATGACGCTATAGTTGCAGGTTTGTATAAGAATTAAAAGACTTGATTTTATTTAAATCATCTGTTATTCTAAGATGAAATGATTAATAGTTCGGTTATAGAAACACTATCAAAGTTGTTTAAGCAAAAACCACATATTCAAAAAGGTGGAGCTGAAATACTTGTGTTTTGTACAAACTGCAATCATCACAAACGTAAACTGAACATTAATACTACAACTGGATATTACCAGTGTTGGGTATGTGGATTTAGCGGCAAGAGTTTTACATCTCTTCTTAAGAAACTAAAAGCGTCTTCTGAATATTATCAGATTTTATGTAAGAATAAAATCAGAGTAAGTTATGTACCCGAAGAGAAAAAGACACTAACTTTACCAATTGAATTTAAACCATTATACAAATCAAATGGTGATTTGATATATAAACACGCACTTAATTATTGTTTTAAACGAAATTTAAGTATACACGAAATTGTACGTTACAATATAGGATATTGTGCGTCCGGTCAATTTGCTAATAGAGTAATAGTGCCGTCATATGATAAAGATGGAAATTTAAATTTTTATTGTGGTAGAGATTTTTATAACAGTAAACTCAAATACAGATTATGTGATGGTAGTAAAGACATTATCGGATTTGAACTGTTTACCGATTTTACTAAACCCATTACAATCGTTGAAGGACCATTTGATGCACTTTCTGTAAAGTATAATGTTGTGCCTTTATTTGGGAAAACTATGTCTCGGAAGTTAAAAATGAAACTAATGGAATATAGACCGCCATATGTAAATGTTTTGTTGGATAATGATGCTTTGGGATCTAGTTTGAAAATATGTGAATTTTTAATTTCTAATGATATTGAAGCTCGTCTAATTTTACTGGACGGAAAAGATCCGAATGAAATAGGACATATAAAAACTTGGCAAACCATCAGCAGCAGTGTTATAATGGATGAAAGTCTACTATACAGATATAAATTAACAAATAAACTATGATCGTATTAAAAAATACCGACGACAAAATCAATTGTGTGATGCATATTGCAGATATTCACATTCGTTTGACAAAACGACACGATGAGTATACATCTGTATTTGAAAGATTTTATAACGCATTAGACAAAGCTAAGACTTTAAATGCAATCTTAGTTATTGCTGGCGATGTTTTTCATAATAAATCGGATTTGAGTCCTGAATGCGTTAAGATCGGAAGCGATTTTCTAAAAAGTTGTGCGGATCGTGTACCCGTAATTTTAACAGCCGGCAATCATGACGCTACACTGGCTAACAAGTCAAGATTGGATTGTTTAACTCCAATTGTACAGGCAGTAAACCATCCAAATCTTTATTATCTAAAAGATACCGAAGTATATCGTTATCAAAACATCTTGTTTAATAATTTCAGTGTATTTGATGATCCCGATAAGTATATTAGATATACAGATATTCCATCTAAACATCGTGTAGAAACAGATCATCACATTGCATTATTTCATGGTCCGGTAAACAATGCAATTACTGATGTTGGATATACTGTTAGTAATCGTGCTATTACAAATGAACTATTTGATGGACATCATATCGCAATGTTAGGAGATATTCACAAACATCAAATTCTACAAGAATACGATGAAAATGAAAGTAAGCCTATAATTGTATATGCTGGTTCTATGATCCAACAAAATCACGGAGAAGAACTAAAAGGACACGGATTTTTGATGTGGGATCTAAAAAGAAAAGTCTATAAACACTATGAGCTAAAGAACGATTATGGCTTTTATACAATTGAAATCAATAAAGGTATTTTGTTCACTGATATTAGCGACATTCCAAAGAAAGCTCGCATCCGTACAAAATGTTTTGAGTCTATACCATCGCACGTTAAGGAGGTAATGAATTCTATCAGGGACAAATGTGAAATCCTTGAGTCTACCTTCATTAGAGTAGATGATGCAACGACTGATTTAACTTTAAAATCTGGCCAGATATTTGATATTCATAATATTTTTGATGTAGACTATCAAAATAAATTAATTGAAGAAAATCTTCTCTCTAAGAGTATTTCCACTGATTTGATTTACAAAGTTAAAGAGTTGAATAAAACTATTAATTTAGAAATACCAAAAGATAAAGCTCCAAAGAATATTCGTTGGAAGCCAAAGACTTTTGAGTTTGATAATATGTTTAGTTATGGTGAAGGAAACGTAATTGACTTTACCAAATTAAAAGGTACAATTGGATTATTTGCACCTAATGCTAGCGGTAAGTCTAGTATTATGGACGCATTGGCATTTTGTGTATTTGATAAGTTTAGCAAAGGATATAAAGCCGTTCACGTATTAAATACTCAGAAAATGAGTTTTCGTTGTAAGTTCAACTTTGAAGTAAACGGCGTAGATTATTTCATTGAACGAGATGGTAAGGCTGATAAAAAAGGAAACGTTAAAGTTGAGGTTAAGTTTTACAAGATTGAAAATGGAAATGAGGTTCCATTAAATGGAGAAGCTCGTCGTAGTACCAATGACATTATCAGAGATTATGTAGGTACTTATGAAGATTTTATTCTTACGGTATTAAGTATTCAAAATAGTAAGGCTGGATCATTTATTGATTTGGGTCAAACAGAACGTAAAGACTTATTGTGTCAATTCATGGGTTTAACTGTATTTGATCAGTTATATACTATTGCGAATGATAAGTTTAAGGAAACAAATATTTTACTTAAAAATCTTAGCAAAGATAACTTGATTGAAGATTTGCAAAATGTATCGGGTAGCATTGATCTAAATAATAAAAATATATCGCAGTATAATTGTGATATCAAAGATCTAGAGATCAAGAAAGAAGATCAAAACAATAAGCTTTTGGAGTTGTCTAACAATATAATTAAAACAGCTAATTTTGATTTTGATATTACCGAATTAGAATCCGAAAAGACACAATTAGAATCAAAGATCGGTACGTTTGAAACTGATATAAATGAAAAGAAAACTAAGTTTCTATTAATCGAAACCCAACTTTCAAATTTATCCTCTTCATTAAAGAGTTGTGAAAATATAGAAAATGATTATGATCATTATAAAATCTGCAAAGAAGACGAATCTAAAAAGTCTTCTGAAATAGAGAAATTGAAAGTTGTAGTCAAGAACAAGATTGATAAGTTGAAAAAGTTAGAGGAACATAAGTATGATCCTAATTGCACGTACTGCGTAAATAACGTATTCGTAAAAGATGCTATTAAAACTAAGGAAGAACTTGAGCTTGATAAAAACAAAGGCAAAATCTTAGTAGAAGAATTTAATGTCATCAAATCTAAGTTGGATTCATTTGGAGATATTGAATCTCGTTATAAGGAATGTCAACGTATAGATGCTGAAAAAGTTAAATTAGAAAAGACCAAAGAAGTTTTATCTACGTCAATATTGCGTGATGAAAACTTCAAGATCCGATTGCAAAATGATTTGAACGGGGTAATTCAAAATATTGATACTTTTTATAAGAACAAAGATATTATTGAAAACAATTCTAAACTACTTGTTAGTGTTAATGAAGTAAAAACTATTGTTAAAAATATTGAATCGGAGATTAAATCAGTAAATAATAGATTGTTTACCTCTTCTACTGAAAAAGGCAAGTTAGAATTACAATATAAAAATACTACGGAACAACTAAATAAAGTTAAGGAACTTGAATCATCATATGAGGCTTATAAGCTTTATACTAATATTATTAGTCGAGATGGAATTCCATATGAAATCATCACTAAAACATTGCCTGAAATAGAAAAAGAAGTTAATAACATTCTACAACAAATTGTTGAATTCTCTATCACTCTTCAGACAGACGGAAAGAATATTATGACCAATATAGTTTATGATGATAAACGTTGGCCACTAGAAATGGCTAGTGGCATGGAGAAGTTTGTCAGTGGTTTGGCTATTAGAGTAGCTTTAATCAATATTAGCAATCTACCAAGACCAAATATTATTTGTATTGATGAAGGATTTGGCTGTGCTGATAGTGATCATTTGGGTCAGATGGGAGCTTTGTTTAGTTATTTGAAACATCAATTTGATTTTATTTGGATAATTAGTCACTTGGATCAGATGCGTGACATGGTAGATGAACAAATTGAAATAAAAAAAGAGAATGGGTTTAGCAAAGTGTTATATAAATAAAAATGATAGATTTAGATATTACATATAATTGTACAGAAAATGTTATTACTGTAAAAAATAACGCAACCAGTTTTACAGGAGTATTATGGTTTTCAATTACAGACTGTGAAACAAATCTTAATGTAACATGTTGGTGGATGAATACTGCTCCATATGAATTCCAAACTTGGAATTTGCCTTTAAATTATTATGAAGTTGTAAAAGAATTTGATATTAATGTGATGGATGAACAGTTTAATTTACTTTTTAAAAAAAACATACAATTAAAAAAATTCACTTCCAAAATAGATTTCAAACCAAAAAATAAAATGGAAGTTACATATGGATCTTGGGAGTCGCTTGTTTATAGAAATGAGTATGACATAAAAATTAGATCAGATGATGTTGTTTATGACTTAGGCGGAAACGTTGGCGTATTTAGTAAATGGTGTTTGAATAAAAATGTAAATTACATTTATCTTTTTGAACCTGACACTAGATGTGTGGAAAACATGAAAGATTTGTTTGACATTGATAAAAATAGAATTGAGTTGATAAATAAAGTCATTCTTGATAAAGATGGAAAAACGAATTTTTATTTGCATCAACATTCAATTGCAAATAGTCTATTTTTAGAATCAAATGAATTTCTAGAAATAGATTCTATTAATTTAGAAAAATATATTATTGAGAATAATTTGAAAAAACCTACATTGATTAAATGTGATATAGAAGGAGCTGAATATAAATTTATAAATAGTGTTAGCGATTCTTTTTTTAATACAGTAAGAATTTTTATTCTGGAGTTTCATTTCTTAGACGCAAATCATAAATACGAGATGTATAAAATCTTAGAAAGATTTTTATCAATTGGGTATACTATCAGATTGAGCAATATTTCTAAATTTGAAAATAATGTTGGAACATTAATTTTTGAAAAAATGTAATTATATAAAAAAATTACTTAATTAGCTGTGATGTACTTATAAGGTGTATGAAAATATTATTTATAGCCCCACATTTGTCTACGGGCGGATGTCCCCAGTATCTTCTTAAAAAAATAATTGAACTAAATGATTCTAATGATGTCTATTGTATAGAATACAGTGACGTTACAGGAGGCGTATTAGTTGTACAACGCAATCAAATTAAAGAAATACTTGGTCAAAAATTAATCACGTTGCATAATGATAAAAAAGAATTACTAACTTATATCAATAATATAAATCCAGATGTCATTCACTTTGAAGAACTTCCGGAATATTTTTGTGATGTGGAAGTGGCTAAACTTATATATAACGATAGTAGAAAATATAAGATAATAGAAACCTCACATGATAGTAGTTTTGATCCAAATAATAAGATGTTTATTCCTGATAGATTCGCATTTGTCAGTGAATATCAAAAACAACTGATGTCCCCACTAGGTATTAAAGCCGATGTAGTAGAATACCCAATAGAATATAAAATTAAAACGGATAGAATTAAATCTTTAACAGAATTGGGATTAGATCCTAATAAAATACATTTTTTAAATGTTGGGTTGTTTACCTCAAGAAAAAATCAAGCAGAAATAATTCGTTACGCAAAACAATTGTTGGGTTATTCAGTTCAGTTTCATTTTGTTGGAAATCAAGCCGATAATTTTAAATATTATTGGGAGCCATTAATGAAAGATTTTCCATCTAACTGTAAGTGGTGGGGCGAACGTAGAGATGTTGATACATTCTACAATGCAATGGATGTTTTCTTATTTGCATCTAGAGGTACTGCCAATGATAAAGAAACAAGTCCATTAGTGATACGAGAGGCTATTGGATGGAATTTGCCCTTATTATTATACAATTTACCTGTATATTGTGGCATGTATGATAAATATAAGAATATAACTTGGTTAAAACAATCCGAAGAAGATAATTTACAAATAATTAAATCGTTTTTACCATATTCGTCTTCATCTTCTTTATTTAAAATTACTACAACTGATGAAGAAAATAAATTAACAATTAATTACGATGGAGACAAAATTTTAGAAAATGTATTAATATCCATTAAAGACATGGATTCTAAAGCGTGTATTTTCTCATCAAAATTCCAAAATGCATATCCAAATACTAGTTGTTGGATGATGCCTTTGCCATTACATATAACCCATTTCGCAAGTGATCCTACATTTGGAGGATATTTAATTCAAATTTTTTCAAACGGTAATATTATATTTGAACAAACTATAAAGTACAGAGATATAACGATTAATAAACCAATTGTTGATTTTACAAATGAAGAACCTATTTACATGAATTATAAAGAATTCTTTGTAGAGGGAATCTATAGTGGTCTTAATATTGATAATTTAAACGTTGTTATTGATATAGGCGCTAATGTAGGTTTGTTCACTAAATACATGTTATATAAAAACGTAAAAAAGGTTTTTTGTTATGAACCAAACAAATCAGCATTTAATTGTTTATTTAAGAACTATCAAAATAATAATTCTGTATTTTTAAATAATTTAGCGGTATCAACAAATAACGATAAACTAAGATTATATTTAGATGTTAATAACACATTAGTCAGTTCGGCCAAGAGAAATACTTCTGATTTTTATGATGTTGATTCGATTACGTTAAAACAAATTTTAACGCAAAATAATCTAGAAAAAGTAGATTTGGTTAAGATTGACATTGAAGGAATGGAATACGAATTGATAGAAAATTTAGAAAACGAAGTCTTTAGTAAGATATATAGTTTTATAATTGAATATCACGATGTAGAATCCATGGACAAATCTTCGGGAGTAAAAAAATTAACTAAAAAATTAAATGAAAATGGATACTCTGTTAAGTTTGGAGACAATCTTTTTAAGAATTGCAGTTATCTATACGCATATAAATGTGATGTCACTAATTTATCAACTATCGCAGATATTTTGAAATTTAATAATTTAAATACTGATAAGTTCTGGCTTCATTCGTACTTAGACTCATACGAAAATCTATTTTCTAAATTTAGAAATAGAGATGTTAATTTGTTGGAAATTGGAGTTCATAACGGCGACAGTATTAAGTTATGGCAAAAATATTTCAACGATAAATCAAATATATACGGAATAGATATAACATTAAATAATCTATTGCACGATCTTGTTTCAGAAGATAATGTAACGTTAATATGTAAAAATATTAAAAACTTTAATAAATCAATATTAAATCCAATAATGTTTGATATTATCATAGAAGATTCTACACATAATATGGAAGATCAGATCAAAGTGTTTGAAATATTTAAAGATAGACTTAAACCTGATGGCATTTTAGTAATTGAAGACATCGCACCTAATGCTTATGATTATTTTTTAAAACTTTCAGAAAAAATTCCAAATTCTAAATTAATTGATCTAAGGCACATTAAAAACAGATTCGATGACGTTTTATTTATATATGAAAACAAATAATTTAAAACTTATTGACTGTACAGATGAATATTGGCAATTCGTGCGTTTATTAAGAACTGATGATAGGAATATATCGGGATTTATAAAAACAAATAATATAACTGAAGATCAACAGATAGAGTATATGAAAAAGTACAGTCATAATTATAAAATTTGTTTATTAGATAATAATCCTGTTGGATTTATTGGAGAAATAGAAGGAGATGTAAGAGTTTGTACAGATCATAATCATAAAAATAAAGGAATAGCGAAATTTATGGTTACTGAGTTTTTGAAATCTAACTCAAATATATTTGCTAAAATAAAGTCTAATAATCTATCTAGTTTAAAACTTTTTGAATCTTGTGGATTTAAAATTAAATATTTCATCCTTGAACCCAGTATATAAGTTATATGTCTACAAAGAAAACAATTAATAATCCATATAAAGTCGTACAAATGTTTGAAGAAGAAATAGCCTATTATACAGGCGCTCCTTACGCTGTATCTGTAGATAGTTGTACAAATGCGTTATTTTTGTGTTGTAAGTATTTAAATGTAAAAGATGTTATTATACCCTCCAAAACTTATTTATCTGTTCCAATGTCAATTATACATTCAGGTGGAGATGTTATTTTTGACACTACGGAAGATACTAATCATTGGAGCGGACTTTATCAATTAAAGCCATATCCAATATGGGATAGTGCTAAGAGACTAACTAGTTCTATGTATATACCTGGACAATTTATGTGTTTATCATTCCATATTAAAAAACCACTCGCAATTGGAAAGGGGGGTATGATATTAACCGATAATTTAGATGCAGTAAATTGGTTTAAAAAAGCTAGATATGAAGGACGATCCGAAAAATTTTATAAACAAGACGATATAGAATTTTGTGGTTGGAATATGTATATGTTCCCACTTTTAGCTGCAAGAGGACTAGAATTAATGCAAAATTATCCCGAACACGTTACTGATATACAGGAAATAAATGGTTATAGAGATTTAACAGAATTTACAGTTTTTAAGAATAAAAAGATTATTAAATAACAATGAAATTAAGTGTTCTATTATTGAGTTACAATTATAAACATTATATACAACAATGTATAGATTCTATATTGTCGCAAAGGACAAATTTTGATTTTGAAATATTAGTTAGAGATGATGGATCTAACGATGGGACAGAATCTTTTGTAAAAGAAAAATACGTTAATGAGAGTAGAGTTAAAGTTCTGGATTGTTCTAAAAATTTAGGCGCATTAGATAATATTCTGACATTGATGGACGAATCTACCGGAGAGTATGTATGTCACATCGACGCTGATGATTATTTAATTGACTACGACTATTTTCAACGCGCAGTTAACTTCTTGGATAGTAACAAAGATTTCAATATATTTTGCGGTGGATATAAGTATTTGGAAAATAACAACATATATCCTGAAAACTGTTGGATGGTAAGTCCTAAAAAGATTATAACGTTGGAAGACCTTTTATCAGAAAATTACGTTTCTTTTTGTAGAGTTTTTAGAAAACTAAAAGTAGATAGAAACATATTTGGTACAATATATCCAGATTGGATGCTTAACTTTGAGTGTCTTAAAAATGATAAAAAAGCAATTTGTGATGTAGATCACTGTGCTGGTATTTACAGAATACATAACAATAGTATGTTTTCTAAAAAGACAACAGAAGAAAAAAATAAAATAAATGATAACATAAGAGTTGAATTGCGTAATAAATATAATTTATATAAATCAGGCTTAAATAGTTTAAATGATATAATAGTTCATATACATTTATATCTAAACAAACCAAATTTAGAACAAATCGCATATGATAATATAAAATTTATAAAAGAGTGTGGATTTAAAATATTAATAACCTCCCCTAAAATTTTGCCAGAAAGGTTTTATGATATAATTGATATTTTTTATCATGACAAAGAAAATCAACTATTGATTGAAAAATATACAGATATAGAAGTAATGTATCATTACACAAAACTGCCTGATCTTTCTTTGTTTTTAGGCGTTAAAGAGTTACAAAAACACGGATTAGCGGTATTAAGATCAATGATAAAAGGATGTGATGTAGCATCGATTAATAATATAAAATACATAATGCGGATTGAATTTGATGATATATTTGGTCCTAAATCAATCGAGAATATAAAACGTGTAATTAACGAATTAAAAGAGAATAATTATGATTTCGATTTAATAAGAAACATTTATTCATATTACACGGATATATCAGTACATTTGATGTTTTATGATTGTAAGAAATTTTTAGATGTGTTTGGCCAAATTAAGAATGAAGACGATTATAGAAAAGAATTGTGTAATTTGGGAATTTGTAATAAAAGTACAATGTTAGAAACTTTTATGTATCTAATGGTTGAGTATTACAAAAATGAAAAAAATTTAAATATTAAATATCATGTTACATCGGATATACAGTCATTATATTACGATACTAATTTCAATGTACATCAAAATTGTTTTAGTTTAGAAGATGGAATTTTAACAGATATTGCTTATGTATATGTAAATGGAAATTTGCAAAATAAACTATGTTTAACTTCTAGAAATTTTGCAAAAGAAAAAGCTCCGCTGGTACAATTTTATATAGTTTATAAAAACGGAAACAATTTTACATTATATATGAATGTAGAAACAATAAATAGTTGGAGTATACATTCTATAGATGATCCGAATACAATCGATCACATTTATATAAAACACGGTGATAAAGATTTTCACAAAAAATATTTAATTAAAATTGACGAGAAAAATAATAATTCATTGACAATATTAAATTTAGATACAAATGAATCGAGTTGGTCGAAAATAGAATATTAAAAAATATATAAAGTTGATATTTCTAATAAAGATGTTATCATATTAAAATGAAAATTGTACAAGTGCATACAGGAATTCATCCGATACCACCAAATGGATGGGGAGCAGTTGAAAAAATTATTTGGGAATATAAATGCAATCTCGACAGACTGGGACATAAATGTGATGTCTTATTTTTAAATGACATCGATCCAAATAAGTATGATATAGTACACGTTCATCTTGCAAATCTAGCATTAGAATTGCACAGTAGAAATATTCCGTACTATTTTTCTTTTCACGACCACCATGCTTATATCTATGGTAAAAATTCACCCGTTTATATAAACAATCGTAATGCAATGAAACATTCAATTAAATCATTTGTTCCGGCTAAATATTTAGTTGATTATTTTGATTTGCCAAATGTTGAATATTTAAGCCACGGAGTTAACAATTCTACTTTTAAACATTTAGATTATGTTAGTCATAACCATAAATTGTTATGCGTAGCTAATAACGGATTTATTCACGATCAATCGGAGGATAGAAAGGGATTTTCTTATGCAATTGAAGCCGCTAAAAGATTAAATCTTCCAATTACAATAGCAGGGCCAGTTAATAATAAACATTTTTTCGATACTTACAATGTAGATTATGATAAACTGACTATATTATATAATCTTACAGAACAGGAACTTGTTGATGTATACAGAAATCATACTATATTTTTACATCCATCTATATCTGAGGCCGGGCATCCTAATTTAACACTATTGGAAGCGATGTCATCTGGATTACCTGTAGTGGGTACATTGGAAGATAATAATGAGTTAGATGGTTTATTTAGAATAACAAGAAATGTAGATGATATAGTAGAAGGAATTAACCATGTAATTAAAAATTATACAGATTACCGAAATAGATCTTTAAAAACCGCAAAACAAAAAAACTGGGGTAATATTGTAGAAAATAATTTATTATCTGGTTACAACATAGAAATGACTATGAGAGATCAACTTTTAAAAATTTATAACGAAACTCCAATTAAACATCAACCACCTAGACAAACCACCAATAAAGTAGTTTTGGACTATAACCAAGGGTGTAAAGTAGAAATAGTTGGTTCCGAGTCAAAAAAATACAACGTGAAAATGATCGACAATAAAAATAATAATGTCGTTTATGAATCTACTTTATCCAATAATATGTGGGCTAAGTCGTCATTTAAATATTTTATTGATTGGAGGGTAGAGGTATTTGATTTGGAAACTAAAGGATCTATGATTTACAATTTAAATCTAAATGGTAAACGAGTAAAAATCGTAAATGAATCTGGAGCACTCGGAGATGGAATAGCTTGGATTTCGTCCATAGATTCATTTCAAAAGAAACACAAATGCATTGTAGATTACTACTCCCCGATTAAAGAATTATTTCAATCTGAATATCCAAATATAAACTTTTTTAATTACAATCATGTTTCGGATGAAACTTATTTTGCCACTTATAAAATTGGATGTTTTGATGCGGATGATCGATCATCATCTCCTACCGATTGGCGCACTCAAAGTTTACAACACATGTCGTCGGAAATACTAGGAGTCGATTATGTAGAAACGAAACCTAAATTTGTAAAGCCTACTAATTTAAAGAATAATTTTAATAAAAAATACGTTTGTATTGGATCACTGTCAACTGCTCAGGCTAAATTCTGGAACAATCCAGATGGATGGGATAAGGTTATTGACTATTTGAATTCACTTGGATATGATGTAGTATCTATAGATAAATCAAAAAACATAGGGGGTCATAATTATTCGAATACAATACCAATAAAATCTATAGATAAAACCGGCGACTTGCCTATAAGCGAACGTATAAATGATTTATATTTTTGTGAATTTTTTATTGGATTAGGATCCGGATTGTCTTGGTTAACGTGGATGGTTGGAAAGCCGGTAATTTTGATTTCTGGTTTTTCCGATCCAAAATCTGAATTTTCTACACCGTATAGGGTACATAATAAATCAGTCTGCAACAGTTGTTGGAATGATACTAGTTTTAAGTTTGATTCTGGTAAATGGGACTGGTGCCCTAGAAATAAAGACTTTGAATGTAGTAAAATGATAACATTTGAAATGGTAAAAGAACAAATCGATAAATGTATATCAGATATTAAAAATGAATACAGTAATTAATTTTTGTACCCAAGCATTAGGAGACAGTATTGCATTTTCTCCATATGCAGATGAGTATCAACGTATATACGGCGGTCACGTGTATGTAAAAACAAAATGGTATACTGTTTTAAAATCTAATAATTCAAATGTATATTTTGTAGAGCCAGATATGACCATAAAGTATGATAAATATTTTGAGATTCATTTTCATTTTACAAATGTACCCATGCAAAAGTTGGCATGTGATCAATTAGGAATTGAATATAAAGAAATAATACCAAATATTAAAGAATTTAATAAATATAAATTTAACAAAAAGAAAAAATATGTTTGTATAAGCGTTCATTCAACTGCACAACTTAAATATTGGAATAATTCATCTGGTTGGGATTCAGTAGTAAAATATATAAGAGGATTGGGTTATGATGTTTACGTCATAGACAAAGATGAGGTTTTCGGATCTAAAGAAAAATGGAATAATATTCCCAAAAAAGCATTTAATGAAACAGGAAATTATCCAATCGAATATAGAATAGACCAAATCAAAAACTGTTCGTTTTTTATCGGTTTAAGTAGCGGTCTTAGTTGGTTAGCGTGGGCATTGAATAAAAAAGTAGTGTTAATATCAGGCTGTACGGACACTTATAATGAGTTTAATTCGAATTGTTATAGGGTTATTAATAAGAATGTTTGCAACGGATGCTTAAATGATCCATCCATAAATAATAAAGATGGTATATTAGGGGGGTGGATGTACTGCCCGAGACAAAAAGACTTTGAATGTAGTAAAAAGATATCATTTGATATGGTAAAAGAACAAATTGACCGAGTTATACAAGAATTATAATAAAATAATAAAAGATATAATAAATAGTTTCATCTTCGATTTTTTTGTTTATATTTATAGATTAAATATAACTTTGAAAGGATATTAAAATTATGCCAATACAAGAAGGTGGAACATTCGCACCAACACAAAATATAGTAAGTCCAGGGGTTTTTACCCGTGAAAACGATCTTTCGGCACTAGCCCAAGGTGTCGCAAATATAGGTGGAGCTATAGTAGCTCCATTTGCTGACGGACCAGCATTCTTCCCAGCAACAATCTCCGAAGTATCTACTTTAGAAAGTACTTTCGGTTTAGCTGACGGAGTATATTATGGTCCATATACCGCAAAAGAATATCTACAACAACAAGGTATCGTTACAGTTGTTCGCGTAGGTGGTCTAACTGGTTACTGGCAAAAGAGTCCATTGATCGTTTATGCTCAACCAGGATCATGGGATCGTGGAGCAGACGCAGGTGCTATTACAACAGCATCATTCATGTATTTAGATGATACTAGTTATACTACCAATATTAATTATCAACAAAGTAGTTCCGTGTTGTATTCATCTGGTAGTAATAACACAGCTGTTGGAAAAAATAATTTTATTGGATTAAATGGTAAAATTACAGTAACCAAAGCATCTACCAGTGAAATTTCATCGTTTTTGTTGAATAATATTAGTAGTTTGCCATATTATTTATCACTATCAAGTTCATTGGCTTCTTCTGGAAGTAAAGGTAAAGTATTAAAAATAACCACTACCGATTATTACAATCAATTTACCGCATCTGTACAAAGACGTAATTTTACAGTAGGCAAAACAACTAACTATAGTTTGGCAAATTTTGATTTCCAAAAATCACGTTTTTCAGGATCTTTATCTCAGAGTGCAACTACAGATTCATTGGTATTTGATACAAATACATTTGGAAATGTTGCTGGTACTCAAAATAACGCTCCATATTCTACAACCTATCCGTATTATAGTTATTTGACCGCTTCATATACATTAAGCGGAAATGTTATTACATACGGATTAGTATTTGCTAAACTGCCAAGTAATCAAACAACTAATTTCTCTTCGGTTACTTACAATTTAGCTAAATCTACAGGAAGTTATGAGTTCCGTGTAGACAATTCGAGATTGTCATTGAGCGGTGCAATTAATGTAAAATTCGGATCTGTAGCTGCTACAAGTTTAGTAAACGCGGCATCAACAGATGGCACAGGAACATTAAGTGGTAGCGTATTATACGCCGGTCAACAACTCAATTTGGGTAGTATTGGTCCTATTTTATTCACTAAGAAAGGCGCACCAGGTAATTCAAGTTATCCATATTACTATCTAAGTTCTAGTGTACAAGCACAAGATGTAAGTGCTGAAACTGTAATTTCTACAGCATTCGCTGAAAGCACAACCACAGTAGCTCTATTTTCTAGTTCTTACTTCGGAAATACAGCTGGAAATGTAATAGTTGACTATGACTCAGATGTATTGAATGTTTCTAGTGGTACTGTGAGACTCATAAGTGGTAGTGTTGAGTCTCTACGTGGTTCAGGAACATGTGTTGCTGGTCTACAACTTAAAGGTGTAATCAGTGGTAATTTTGCTAAATACACAGGAACATTTAGTCCAAATGGTACGAATAGCAACGACCCATGTAATCCAAATACATCAGGTCGTCAAAATATGATATTGGCAGTGTTAGCAAATACCCAAAATGCTTCTACACAATTTAGTAACGACTATGAAGTGTATGGATTTAATGGTACAACATTAAGTCAATTAACAAGTAGCGCATTCCCATATAAGAACTTGATTAATCCAAACGAAAACGTTTATAATTTGGCTTTGAGATATAGTTTCTCAAATCCAAATGGCAGTGTTTCTTCCGGTACATATGGATATTATGATTTCAGTCTAAATGAAAATGATAATAACTATATTAAAGATGTATTTGGAATCGATCCAACTGTTGGAAATCCAGACAAACAAATTGCCGGTCAAAAAGTTGAAGCTGCTTACAACTATGTTCTATTTGAAGACAGTATCAAGAAGTTCGTAGCTGAAAAGACCAGTACTTTGGGTTGGAGATTGCAAGTTGGTACTAATAGTCTATCTGGAAGTACAATCGTAGGCGAACCTTTAAAGTTTGTCGATCAATATAGTACCAATTTAAATGCTGGAGACAGTCAATTTGGTATTACAAACGCTTATACTCCATGGGTATATTCACAAAAGATTTCTCCATTCAAAGGTAGTGCAAACGAAGCTGCTGTTCCAACTAAGTTCCAATTGTTCAAAGCTCACACTTTGAGTGATGGTACATTGAGCAACAATAAATACAAGATTGAAATTAGCAACGTTAAGTTGGCTGGTACAGTTCCAGGAAGCGATTGGGGTTCATTTACTCTAGGCGTTCGTGCTTATAGTGATACAGATAAGAAGCCTAAGTATTTGGAAATCTTCCAAAACTTGAATCTAGATCCAGACAGTGCAAACTTTATTGCACGTAGAATTGGTGATAGATATGCTTATATTACTTATGCTGGTAAGATCATTCAATATGGTACTTATGCTAACTTGAGTAGATATATCAGAATCGAAATGTCTGATGTAGCATATCCAGTTGTTTGTATACCATATGGATTTGAATCTTATAGTACTCCGATCAATAGTACTGCAAACATCTATGTACCATACGTACAATATAGTAAAGCAAGTATTTATGGTCTAGCTCCTGGTAAGTATCCATCTGGCACTGTGTTCGGTGCAGTTCCAGGAACTGATTCCGAGATTCAATCTCTATATCCAACTTCTTCTTTTGGAGTTGGTGTAGATAACAACACTAAACAATATTTCAATCCATTGCCATATTATGGTAGCACCGATAGTAATGGTTTGAATATCGACTTCGATCTTGAAGATAAAGTTTACGGTACATCTACCGCTAAATATTATGCTCAAGGTACATCAGCGAGTACTGGTTCATTACTAAACCCAAGCTTGAGCGGTAGTATTCCAAGTATATATGATGCTGTGAATGAATCTACATATGTAAAACTACGTAAGTTCGTACTTGGATTCCAAGGTGGATTTGAAGGTCAATGGCCAGCAATTCCAATCAATGTTGGTAGTAACATTACTCCAGGCAACACTCAAGGTCTAGATTGTACAAACATTAATAGTCCAGGTAGTATTGCTTACAAACAATGTATTGCTGCTCTAGGTAACGCAGATGAATTTGATATTAATTTGATCGTGTTGCCTGGTATCTTCCGTTCTCTACACAGTTATGTTACTGAATTGGTAATCGATATGTGTGGAACTCGTCAAGATTGTTTCTACATCATGGATAACGTAGTATTCCCAGCAAGTAATCAAACTGTAGGATTGATCGATGCTGCTATAAACAGTGTCGCTGACATTGACAGTAACTATGTAGGTACTTATTATCCTTGGGTTAAGATCCTAGATACTAATACCAACAAGATTATTAGTGTTCCTCCTTCAGTAGTATTGCCAGCAGTTTACGCTGCTAACGATAACTCCGCTGCTGAATGGTACGCTCCAGCCGGTCTAAACCGTGGTGGTATTCCAACCGCAGTACAAGTACTTGATCGTGTAACCCACGCTGAACGTGATACATTGTACGAAGGCCGTGTAAATCCAATCGCAGCATTCCCTGGCCAAGGTATTTGTGTATGGGGTCAAAAGACTCTACAAATTGCCCCAAGCGCTTTGGATCGTATCAATGTACGTCGTTTGTTGATCAACTTGAAGAAGTTTATCGCAAGTTCAAGCAACTACTTGGTATTCGAACAAAACGTTGCTTCTACAAGAAATCGTTTCTTGAGTATTGTAACTCCATATTTGGAATCAGTACAACAACGTAACGGTATCTACGCATTCCAAGTCAAGATGGATGCTGAAAACAATACTCCTGACTTGATTGATCGTAACATCCTCTACGGACAAATCTATATCCAACCAACTAGAACCGCTGAGTTTATTATACTCGATTTTAATATACTCCCAACGGGCGCTCAATTTTCTGCCTAATCTAGGATAAAGAAAATTAAACAGAACCCCGCTTAGAAATAAGCGGGGTTTTTTGTTTGATCGGTATATTTATATTTATGATACTATTAACACGAATCGTTGAGGATTTAACTAACCCACAAGTTAAAAACGCCGTAGATCCATCTCTTTTAAAGTTAATTGACAAGGTAATCGATGACACAAATGTTTTGGTAGTTAATAACTTAAAAATGGTAAAGGATATTTTATCAAAAGAACCAATTGATAAAGCTAGATTAGACGTTGCACTAAGCAATTATAAACGTTATTTTAATAGAGACAACGGCGGCACACCTGAAGTGATTCGTGGTATGACAATGCAAAATAAACTAGACGAGTTATCAAAATGATTAGTTTAAACGATTTATTATTAGAAGCCAAACTTCCTCAAAGCGAGCAAGATATGGATCTTTATGCTCGTAAATACAAAAAAACAATAGATTATTTACGTACCAAGAACAAAGTACTATTGCTTACAACCAGTAATAGATGGAGTGGTCACAAAGACGATATTGCTAAAAGTACACAACTTGCATTTAAAATACAAGAATTATTAGGCAAAGAAAAAGTAACTTTGATTGATACAACCAAATTAAATATAGTTCCGTGTGAGGGCAATGTATCGTCAAAATGGGGAAATCATTGTGGTACAAAAGATTCATCTTTAAAAGATAAAGAAAAAAACCCAACAGGAGAACATCGTTGTTGGGCTAGTATAAATAATAAAAGCGATGAATTGTGGAAAATAAGTAAAGAATTATTTGAAAGCGATGTTGTTTTATTTTTTGCTAGTGTAAGATGGGGACAAGCTAATGGTTTTTATCAGAAATTAATTGAAAGATTGACTTGGATTGAGAACCGACATTCTACTTTGGGTGAAAGCAATATAGTAAAAGATATAGATTCAGGATTCATTGCAACTGGACAAAATTGGAATGGCAAAGATGTTACACAAACACAAAAAGAAGTACTTCAGTTTTTTGGATTCAAAACACCAGACCAATTATTTTGGAATTGGCAATTTACTGATAATAGTTTAGACGAAACTAAGAGTTCTTACAAAAAAGCAATTACTGTATTTGATAAAACATTTTTAAAACCATATGATAAGACTAAATAACATTTTAAGTGAGGTAATACAAGAAGGCGGCGCAGGTGGACATATGGCACATCCATTTGATTTTGTAAATACTGGCGCTAAATTGGTAGATGTATTTGCGAAAGCAGTAAAGTCTCTGAAGCAAGGCGCCGGTAGTGTAAAGATTGACGGTGTTAATGCAAGTATCCGTATGGTAAACGGTCAATTTGTAATGGATCGTGGATCAGCAAAACCACTTGATATCAAAGGAATGAGACCTGAAGATTTGGAGACAAGATTTGGAACCGGTCACGGATTTGTTAATATAGGTACTAAAGTTATCAATATTTTTGATGCTGCAATTCCATCCACAAGATCCGAATTGAAAACGCTTGGGTTACTAGATAATCCTAATATACTATTCAACATTGAATATGTAGAGGGACAAACAAATGTGTTGGGATATGGTGAAATTGGAAACTTTTTAGCTATCCACGGATTAAAAGAAATTAAACCAAAAACATTTGGTAAAGACGGAAGTGTTAAATCAAGAGAAGCTGTTGAAATACCATATGATAAAACCGCAATGCAGTCTTATATAAACAAATTAAATAAGGTTGCTATGAAAAGTGGTTTTAAGGTATTGGGTAGCATTGACACTACTTTCAAATCAGAACCAAAACTAGCAAGCGTTTTGACGCAACAAGTTACATTGTATCCCACTGGCGAAGCTGTAACTAAGTCTTTGAAAGATTGGTTAAAAGGATTAAAGTTTAAAACTCCTCTTATTACCCGTGAACAATTTTTAAAAGCGGTAGATAGTAAGAATATCAGTCAAGATTTTCCAGGTCAAGATGTAAATAAAATAGTTAATGATACTATTGTTTATTTAACCACAATTAAATTGGGAGATGAAATATTAAAAAATGCTACCAGTGAAATTGGAGACTTGGAAAAACACGAAGGTATAGTTGTGAGAGACTCAAGTATTTATGGCAATCCATTTAAAATTACAGGAAGTTTTATTATAAAAGGTCTCGGCAGTAAGTTTAAGAAATAAATTAAATACGTATTTGTTATGAAGAAAGCATCAGGTAAAAGTAATCTAGGCATTGTTAAAGATTACCTAGAAGGTAATCGTCCATTCGTACAAGTTGGCTATGATGCCAATTTGGAGAACAATAAACGCAAAGAAGGTGAAGAATGGGAGGACGGTCAAGGCAGAAAATGGGTTTGGAAAAATGGAAGCAAACGTAGAATTTCAAAACGTGCTACCATTATCAATGAACAACGTTGTAAATGTTGTAATATGGATGTTCGTTGGGGTAATTATTTGGATGATCGTGTGTGGCCAAAAACAGGATATTGTTATGATTGTTTTATCAATTTTCAAACTGAACTAAAAATGATGGGAATGTTTGAAGTATATAACGAACTACAGGATCTTAAAAACGAACGTAGTATTTTAGAAGACTATAAAAGAAAGTTTGAAGAAAGTCAAACGTTCTGTCAAAAAAATCAAGGCAAACCAGTTGAATTCTTAGAAGAAGATGGTTCATTTGAACGATGGGAAGGTGTTCAAGATTATACTAAAATTCTTGAAGATGTAACCAATGATTTAGTTAAAATCAACGTAGGTTTGGCAGAGATTAATGTTAAAATAAAAGAGTACGAAGAAAAGTATGAGTCAGCCAAATCTCAGAGAAATAATAAAAAGTGAGTATAAGAAGTGTATAGAAGATCCTATATACTTCATGAAAAAATACGTCAAGATTCAACATCCTATTAGAGGTACTGTTGGATTTGAATTGTATCCATTTCAAGAAGACGCTTTACAAGACTTCGTTGATAATCAATTAAACATTGTTCTTAAGAGTCGTCAGATGGGTATTAGTACTCTTACTGCGGCTTATAGTTTGTGGTTAATGACGTTTCATAACGATAAGAATATTCTTTGTATTAGTATTACCCAAGAAACTGCAAAAGAAATTGTTACTAAAGTTAGATTTGCTAATGACAATTTACCAAGTTGGTTGAAAGTTCCTTGTGTAGAAGATAATAGATTATCATTGCGTTTAAAGAATGGTTCTCAAATCAAAGCAGTATCATCTGCCGGCACAGCAGGTCGTTCATCTGCACTATCATTACTAATCATTGATGAAGCTGCATTTATCGATGGCATTGAAGAAATTTGGCTATCCGCTCAATATACATTGAGTACTGGTGGTAGAGCTATTATATTGAGTACTCCAAATGGCGTTGGCAATTTCTTCCACAAAACTTGGGTCGAAGCTGAAGAAGGAAAGAATAACTTCAAGACTATAAGATTACCATGGCATTTGCATCCAGAAAGAGATCAAGCTTGGAGAGATAAACAGACAGAATTATCCGGTGTAAAAGGTGCAGCGCAAGAATGTGATTGTGACTTTAGTACATCTGGTAATCAAGTTGTTAGTGTAGAGGTTCTTGAGTTTTATAAACAAACGTATCTAAAAGATCCTGTAGAAAAACGTGGTAATAATCAAGATTTATGGATTTGGGATTATCCTAATTATACCAAAAACTACATATTGACGGCGGACTGTGCTAGAGGAGACGGAGGAGATTTTAGTGCATTTCATGTTATTGATATTGAAACCATGGAACAAGTGGCTGAATATAAAGGTCAGTTAACTACAAAAGATTATGGCAATTTATTGGTTAGTGTAGCTACCGAATATAACAATGCTTTGTTAGTGGTAGAAAATAATAACGTAGGTTGGGGAACTCTTCAACAGATTATAGATAGAGACTATCAAAATACATTTTACAGTGCAACAGATCTTACTATTGTAGACGTAGAGAAATCTTATAGCAATAAGTTACATGCACAAGATAAAAAATTGGTAGCTGGATTTACAACGACCAGTAAAAATAGACCATTAATAGTAAGTAATTTGGAGTTATTTTTTAGACAAAAACAAGTGATTATGAAGTCTAAAAGATTGTATGAAGAATTGAACGTGTTTATTTGGAATGGTCCAAAAGCAGAAGCGATGCGGGGTTATAATGACGATTTGGTTATGTCTATAGGCATTGGATTGTGGGTACGAGAAACTGCATTGAGGCTTAGAAATGATCAAATCGCTTATAACAAAGCTATGATTTCTAAGATATCGAAAGTAACTAGTCCGGTTACTGTTCAGAAAGATGTAAGTCCTATTGCGGACCATCACAAAACCATGGAATTTACGGTAAACGATAAAAAAGAAAGTTTAACTTGGTTATTGTAAATACTTATATAATAGAATAATATATGGCAGATCAATCATTTCAGGAATTAAGAAATCGTTCATTATTTGCACGTTTGAAACGTTTGTTTTCAAACGATGTAATTGTTCGTAATATCGGCGGTAAAAAATTAAAGGTAATTGATACCGATGAAATTCAGTATGCTACAGATCGTAATAGTTTAAGAGATCGTTTTAATAGATTACGTACTACATCATATAATCAATATACAAGAGATTTCAACCTATCATATCAAAGTAGTCGTGTAGAACTATTTCGTGATTATGATACCATGGATATGGATCCAATTCTTGCATCCGCACTTGACATTTATGCAGATGAATGTACAACCAGAAATGAAATGGGTGATATTTTACAGATTAAATCTACCAATGACGAAATCAAGAATATTCTTCATAATTTATTCTATGATATTCTAAACATTGAATTCAACTTGTGGAGTTGGACACGTTGTATGGTTAAGTACGGAGATTTTTATCTTCGTTTACACATTAGTCCAGAATACGGCGTATATATGGTTGAACCATTGAGTACCTATTATGTTACCCGTGTTGAAAATGCACATATAACTAATAAAAATTTTGTTAAATTCCAAGTTAATCTTCCATATGGAAATAAGTTAGAAGATTTAGAAAACTACCAAATTGCACATTTTAGATTATTGAGTGATAGCAATTTCTTGCCATATGGTAAGAGTATGTTGGAAGGCGCTCGTCGTGTTTGGAAACAATTAAGTTTGATGGAAGACGCAATGTTAATTCATCGTATCATGCGCGCTCCAGAAAAGAGAATTTTCAAAGTTGATATTGGTAATATTCCTCCAAATGAAGTTGATAATCATATGGAACGAATAATGACCCAAATGAAAAAGACTCCATATTTGGATCAACAAACAGGCGATTACAATTTACGTTTCAACCTACAAAACATGGTTGAAGACTTCTTCTTGCCAGTTCGTGGAAGTGATAGTGGTACTAGTATTGATAATTTACCAGGTCTTGAATGGACCGGTACAGACGATATTGAATATCTTCGTAATAAGATGATGGCTGCACTCAAGATTCCAAAAGCATTCTTGGGTTATGATGAATCTTTGAGCGGTAAAGCTACTCTTGCGGCTGAAGATATTCGTTTTGCACGTACAATTCAACGTATTCAAAGAATTATTGTTAGTGAACTGAATAAGATCGCTGTCATTCATTTATATTCACAAGGATACCGTGATGAATCTTTAGTAGACTTTACACTAGAATTGACAAATCCATCTACAATCTTTGAAAAAGAAAAGATCGATGTTTGGAAGAGCAAAGTTGAAGTCTCCAAAGACATGCAAGAAAATAAATTTTTTAGTAAAAAGTGGATTTATGAAAATGTATTTGGTTTAAGTGACCAAGACATGATTGATTTGCAAAAGCAATTGGTTGATGATGCTAAGGGCACATATAGATTTAAACAGATCGAAGAAGAAGGTAACGATCCAGCAATTAAATTCTTACAATCTAAAGACGAAGGTGATGGAGACGCTGGGGCCAGTCCAACAGATGGAGCCGCTGACACAGAAGCAGCCGATACAACGCCTCCAACAGAAAAACCACCCGGTGAGAGCAAGCCAGCTGATAAACAAAGCAAACCTAGTGAGTCGCCAGCAAAATTAGCGGAAAGAGATCAAACTGGAAGAAAAGATGCTAGTAAATATCCATTCGGAGAAGACCCATTAGGCGGTTTGGAAAATAATAGAAAGTCTGATTTATCCGTAACACATAAATACAAAAACAAATCTCCATTATCATTGGAGTCGCTAAAAGGTTTGAGTGATTTGTTAAATACAGTTGAGGATGAAAAGAAAATTTTGAGAGAAGGTGAGGAAAAATCTTATATGGACGAAATAAATATAAAAGAATAACACAATTCCTATATATTTACATAGTTGATCTATATTTATAAATAATAATAATATGCACAAGAAAGCAAAACATTCAAAATTCAAGAATGCTGGAATATTGTTTGAGCTTCTTACACGCCAAATAACTGCGGACATTTTGGCGGGTAGAGACGAATCGTTTACTAAAAATTTAATGTTTAAATACTTCCACGAAAGTAAAGAACTTGGTAAAGAAGCACAACTATACAATTTCATACTTCAACAATCCAGTAAGGATGCAAATTCTGCCGAACGTATTTTAAATGTAGTACTACAGACACGATCAAAATTAGACGAACGTGAGTTGAATAAACAAAAGTATAGTATTATTAAAGAGATAAAAGAAAAGTATAATATTGATGAATTTTTAAAGAACAAAATTCCAAATTATAAATTATACGCATCTGTGTATAAACTATTTGAAAATCAAGCTGATCAAGAAGTCAAGTTTAATGTTGAAGAGTTATTAGAATCTAGAGAATACGTCGTTGAAAATTTAATTAAAGAAAAGAAGAGCGGCGAGGAAAGTTTGGATGTTTATGGAAGTCAAAGTGCAGAAGTAAGATTGTTAGCTTATAAATTCTTGATTGAAAATTTTAATACTAAGTATAGTAATTTGTTACCAGCACAAAAGAAACTACTTAAAGAGTACATCACAAATATTAGTAATTCAAGCAAATTTACCAAGTTTGTTAATGAAGAATACAAGAGAGTTAGTCTCATTCTAAAGGATAATCTTCAAACAATTAATTCCGATATAGTAAAGATTAAAATTACAGAAGTTGTTAATCAGTTTTCCAACAAAAGTGTTATTGGTGTAGTAAAAGAAAATCAATTAACTTCATTGTTAAACGCTTACGAATTAGTTGAAGAAATCGAAAAGTTAAAGAATGAAATCCCATCTAAAAAAGAAGATTAAGTTACTCTTAAGCAAATTAAGAGCTAAAAACGAAGCTAGTACTACTGGTACTGGCCCAGTTGCTTCTGGTCCTGTTGCTGTAGGCGGTGATGCTGCTAGAACGCCATTCGCTTTTTCTAGAAGAGGAGCAAGACCAGATACTTATACACAATTGGGATATAAGTTAGCTAAACCAGTAAAAAGAAGTACTGGATATAAATTAGAAAATCAAATGTATAGTCAACCAGCTTATGGAACTCCAGCACAAGCTATTGAATTAGGTTCAACATACACAGATGAAAATGGATTGGTACAACACAACGATCCTGATATGGATCCTAATTTAGTTGGATATAAACAAGGCAGTTTACCATTTACTGAAGGATTTAATGGTTTGAAATATGAACAAGAGGGACAACAATCTCCACAACCTGTTCAACAACCTGCTCCAGCTGCCACTCCTCCTCAACAACAACCAAAACAAAAAACAAACGTTAATCCAACAGTTGATGTTAAGAGTTACGATGTATTGCCTGATTTTACATCATTCGATACAAAATTAAAGAATAGTACTGAAGTATTGAAGAATAATTTACAAAAAACTATTCAAGACAAAATTTTAGGTAAAAAGATTGTTGTAAGAGCTAGTAAGGGATACAAACAACCCGAAACCGATTACACAATTAATGTTACTGGAGTAGCTATAGATTATTATTACGATAGATACGTAATAATAATTATAGGCCGTGAAGAAAATAAACAGAAAGTTGCTAAATTCTTTATTAAACCAGGATTTAAAATCAAAGTTCTAGGAAACGCTGATAATTTGAAACCAAGAGATCAATATCAAGTTGCTAAATCAAAAGCATTGGTAGAACCTCAACAATCAGCTACTCCAACAAATACCATTACATCTGATGAAGAGGATCAAAATCCCGATCAGCCAGAAGCTGGTGCTGAACAACAACCTTCTACACAACCAAAACAATAACATGAAACAAGTACTAATCGATGTAATGCCATTTGAGTTTAAAAAGTCCGCCTTAAATGAGTCACTTAAGGACGGAAAACTACTCGTTAGTGGCGTACTACAACGTGCTGATGCAAAAAATCAAAATGGCCGTGTATATCCAGTGGATGTATTAAAGAGAGAAGCCGAAAAATACATGCAAAACTTTGTAAAACAACGTCGTGCTATGGGTGAATTAGACCATCCAGAAAGTAGCGTTGTTAATTTGAAGAATGTAAGTCACAACATCACAGATATGGGCTGGGATGGAAAAGACTTGGTTGGAACAGTAGAAATTCTACCTACTCCAAGTGGTAATATATTAAGAGATTTATTGCAATCAGGAATTCTTTTGGGTATTAGTAGTCGTGGATTGGGTAGTGTTAAGAAAGACATGAGAGAAGGTGCCGACGTTGTTCAAGATGATTTTGATTTAATTGCATTTGACTTCGTAAGCAATCCAAGTACTCAAGGAGCTTTTATGTATCCACAAGGAAAGATTAATGAAAGTGTTGAACAACATAAAACAATTATTAACCCATATAGTAATGTTGAAAGAATTATCCACAACATTCTATCAGAACTATAATATTTATAAAGTATGAAATTAAAACATTTACTAGAAAATTCTACTGAACACGCATATACTCCTCTTACCGTTTATGAGAAGAAGAATATGGTTGAAACGATCAAATCATATAACGAATATCGTAAAGGTTTGAAAACAGACAGTGTATATGAAACCGCACAAAAAATAATGGAAGCTGTTAATTTAGCAGAACGTTATGCTTTGAAAGAATGTGGCGATTGGATGGAAGCCAAGATGGTAGAACGTGATATGAAAGAAATTAAACGTGATGCCGCAAAGATGTACGAAGAAGCTCAAAAGATGAAAGCTATTGAAAAACAACTTGAAATGTTGTACGAAGAAGTTGGTCGTCGTTTAGAGAGATATTTTGAAATTGCTGATCCAATCAATGAAGCTCCACAAGCTTATCAAACACAAAATCAACAAAGTTCAGTTAGTATCGATTCATTGGAATAGAATCGATATATTCTAACATTTTATCAAACGTTTCGAATACATATTTTCTATTAGTTTCCAAAACATAGCCTTCGTCAGTTTTATAGACGAAGGCTTTTATTTTTTCATTTTCCAATTGTAAAGCTGGAATTTCAATTTCAGAGAACATTTTATAGTCATCGTCGATTCTGAAATTCATCTCGCCTAACATATCCAACTCTGAAAAGTTCCATCCATTTGGATGATCCAAATCTTCCAACTTATATATTTTAATATCTTCCTCAAAGTTATCGTTGTTTAAAAAATTAATCAACTTTGGACTTTTGTGGTTGTTGTAATTATTATTCATCGCACGAACGTCTGGATTAGAATATGGATTCTCATCGCCTTTTCTTTTGATATTTTTGTAATTATCCTTGGGTTGATTCATGTGTCTATTAAAATTTGGATTGAAATTGTATGGCATAATATTACATTGATCCTAATGTTGTATTAATTCTGTCGATGAAATCAGATAACGTTTTACTTTTTTCTGCAAGATTTTCGTTATCAAAACTGTTGCTTAATAGATCTAATATTTCTTTATCGGGTTTATCGGGAAATGTTCTTTGAATAATACAAGCGTATTTGTTTTGTTTATCTTCGTTGTCTACCAACTTTTTAAACACATATTTTTTATTGGTACCATTACTATTGACTTCTGTAGAAACTTCGTTGGTACTTTTATTTTCTTTGAATTTTGTTTTTCCAAATCCACTAAATCCATTTTGTTTGGTTTGAAATACTTGTAATTCTTTTAGATCAAATGGTACTCCAACTTGTTTAGATAAATGTTTTTTAAAACTTATACCGCTTACTTTTTTAATTTTACCCAAACTATATTCATTTTCTTTTAATTTGTGAATAATTTCTTTTACTTTAGTAAAATCTTTTACACTACTTGGTTTTATAGTACGTGCCATTTTACGAACTTGCGGGGAAACTTCTTTTGATTTAATTCCGCCTTTTTGTAAAGCTCTTACTAGTCTAAAAAGTTTTGCTTGTTTTTGCGATTTTGCAGGCATATATCAATAAATATAAAATATTTTTATTTATTTCCATTTTATATTATATTTATTATTCAAATACATCATTCTTTGATGTCATATCAATTTATCTTCTTTGGAGTTCTTCAATAGCTTCACCAACAAATAACAATAAGAAAGGCAAAATATAATTATGAGCGATCTATTAAAAGAAAGCATTGCAGACGCGAAGGCTGTACGTGAAACAGCTTTGGCAAATGCAAAAACTTTCCTTGAAGAAAATTTTGCTGCTAGCATGAAAGAAATGTTCGCAGACAAACTCAAGGAAGAAATGGCAGAAGAAACCAGTGAAGAAGAAGGCAAGATCGATGAAAAGCTTGCATCTTCAAACATCGGTAAAGATGATAGTAACATTGCTTCTAAGCAACATCCAACTAAACCATCTCCTGCTGCAAACAAAAACACAACTCCTGCTGGAAAGCAAGAATTTGATGTAACACTTGAAGAAGAAACTGCAGTAGAAGAAGGTGCAGAAGTAACAAGCCAAGAACTAGATGAAATTCTAGCTGAATTGGAAAGTGAAGTATCCGAAGGCGATGATGCTCAAGAAGCACCAGAATCAGGTGATATGGACGAAGTTAGTTTGGATGAACTTCTAGCAGAACTAGAAGAAGAAGAAGCCGCTGTTCCAGCACCAGCTCCAGCACCAGTAGATCCAATGCAAGCAGCTGCTCCAGCTCCAGCTCCAGCACCAGCTCCAGAAATGGGACAAGTTCCTTCTCCAGTAGCTGAAGGTGAAGAAGACGGAGTTACCGCTGAAGAAATGGCAGAAGCTTTGGTTGCTATCAACGAAGAAAACGAAGCTCTAAAGAAACAACTTGCAGAATCTCTAAGTACTGTTAAGTACATGAAGGGCGTTCTAGCAGAAACCAACCTATTGAATGCTAAGTTGCTTTATACCAACAAGTTGTTCAAGGGTAAGAGTTTGACCGAAGATCAAAAACTTAAGATCATCAACACTTTCGACTTGACCAAGAATATTCGTGAAGTCAAGTTGGCATATACAGTTTTGGCCGAATCAATTAATTCCGGTGCATCAGTTGCCAAGAAAAAGACAAATGCAACTGCTCAAACTATCACCGAAGGTTTGGCAAGCAAACCAGTATCATCAACAAAGCCTGCTTCTACCATTGTAGAACCTCAAGCTGATGTGATGACTTCAAGATTCCAAAAACTCGCAGGAATCAAGAAGTAAAATTAGTTTGCGAGTAAAAACCTAACAGTAATTAATATAGAAAGAAATAAAAATATGAGTATGGATGTAAAAAGTCTATTGACAAACAATATGAATCCACAAGCCAAATTGATGGCTGAAACACGTGGACTACAAAACAAGTGGGAAAAGACAGGCCTCCTAGAAGGTTGCCAAGGTGTTGAAAAAGCACACATGTCTATCCTCTTGGAAAACCAAGCAAAGCAATTGCTCGACGAAGCAACTACAACTGGTACTTCTACCAGTTCTGAACAATGGGCTGGCGTAGCTCTTCCATTGGTTCGTCGTGTATTCGCTGAAATCGCTGCGAAGGAATTCGTAAGCGTTCAACCAATGAACCTACCATCTGGTCTAATCTTCTATCTAGACTTCAAATATGGTACAACCGCTCCAAACCAAGACTTGCGTAACTTGAACAACGGTAGTTCCAAGACTACCCGTGCAGGTAAGCAATTGAATGACAGTTTGTTCGGTGGTACAGGTAAGAAATTGGGTTCAACCGATAGCGCAGTACGTGGTCTATACGGTCAAGGTGCTTATGCATATTCTGTACGTCCAGTAAGTAGCTCTGCTATTACTTTGACAAAGACCGCTGGTTCAACAAACAACGGTAACACAATTCAAACAGCTTCATGGAACGATGTTCAATTTGATGCTGATTTGAGCGCATCAGTTGTGGCTAAGAAGTTGTTCAAAGTTATTTTGAACCACGACGACAATACCTCTGGTATTGCTGCAAACGGATATGTATACAACGCCGATTTGGTCGCAGTACGTTCATTCAACTTGATCTCTGGTTCAACTACTCCAACCACTCTACAAAGCAGTGGTTTGGTATTGAATACCTATAGCAAGGCAATTAACACTGGTAGTTTGGGCGATCCATTCTATCAATCTGTATACATTGTATCTGCATCTAACAGTGCATTCGGCGGTGTATCTAGCAAGATTAAATTGATCTATAGTCTACAACCTACCGATAACTTACGTGGTGACTTCGAAGCTGGTAAGACCGCAGGTGAAGGTTCTGGTACCTCTGGTAACGTTGCTACACAAAGCATCGATACTGATATCAGTATCCCAGAAGTAAACTTGGTACTAAACAGTGAACCAATCGTTGCTAAGACCCGTAAGTTGAAGGCAGTCTGGACCCCAGAATTGGCTCAAGACTTGAACGCATATCACTCCATTGATGCAGAAGCAGAACTTACTGCTCTATTGAGTGAATATGTATCTATGGAAATCGACCTCGAAATCCTAGACATGTTGAACGAAGCCGTTCAAGGTCAAACAACCGAAGCTTGGTCCGCCCAAATCGGTGTTGAATTCAGCAAGAGCATCAACGCAACCACTGGTGAAGCAATCTTCACACGTAATGCAAACAGTTCACCAAACCGTACTGCTTACGTAAAGAGCACTTGGTTCCAAACTCTTGGAAACAAGATTCAAAAGGTATCTAACACAATCCAAAAATTGACCCTACGTGGTGGTGCTAACTTCTTGGTCGTAAGTCCAGACGTAGCAACCATCTTGGAATCAATTCCAGGATATGTAGTAAACACTGATGGTGATCAAGCTAAGTTCGCAATGGGCGTAAGCCGTGTTGGTAGCTTTGCTTCTCGCTTCCAAGTTTACAAGAACCCATATATGACCGATAACGTTGTATTGGTTGGTTTCCGTGGAAATAACTTCCTAGAAACCGGTGCTGTATATGCTCCATATATCCCACTAATCCAAACTCCATTGGTCTATGATCCAGTGAACTTCACTCCACGTAGAGGTGTAATGACCCGCTACGCTAAGAAGGTCGTCAGACCAGAATTTTATGGAAAAGTTATTATCGGTGATCTCGATACCGTATAATACTTAGTAGAAATAAAATAACTCAAAAACCCCAACGAAAGTTGGGGTTTTTCTTGCATTACTCAAAAAATTCGTTGGTAGATGTTACAACGATTTCTTGCACTTCTTCTTTGAACGAAGTATCTTTGGGGTAAGGTAGAACTTTATGTTTTAGAGATTTAACCAGTTTCTTATTTTCTATCTTGTTGCTAATAAACTTGACGTAACGATGTTTACCACTTTCACGTTTACGCCAAAATGTTCTACCTATACGTTCTTTTAATTTATCTACACTGTGTGTTTTCCATCTAGCATATACACTTCTACTATGTATCCATTCATATTGATTTGGACCAATTAAACTAACACTATAGTTAGGCATTATTGCTATATCCACATAGTTGTCTCCTTGATATACAAATCCAGTTGCTTGATATATTGTTCCAGCGTGTCCAACTTCACTATCTGCATAACTAAGAATACATTTAATGTGTGGATATTCTCTGTTTAATAGTCTAAAACTTTCAGCTATACAATAACTCTCTATATTTTTACCATAACCATCTGCAATCCATAACCGCGTTAATTCCAACACATTATTGTTAGTAAGTAGACAAGATACGCTGGTACTTGCATTTCTACCTACGGCATTTCCATATACTAATACACCTATCAGGCGTTCGTTAAATCCCCCAAAGAAAGTACTTTCGATATACTCTTTGTAATAAACTCCATAAGCTACAGTACAAAGTGACCACTTGTGAGTATAGTGGTTCTTTTCAATAAGAATTTTTGCAACATTCTTATTGATGCTTTTGAGGTAAATTAATGAGGGGTTAAAATACTCCGACAT